GCTTTTGAAACGCACAACTCAGCACGGAGATAAAACGGAAATTCGGTTTATCCCAGGAACACCAGAAGGATCGTTTACATTTGTAATCGGTCTGTCGCAGTTTCCGTGTATCTCATGGAGTGAAGCGTTGGATATGTTCTACACATTCGATGCGGAGAAAACATGAACAAGCGAGAATACACCGTTCCTATTAAGGACGGTATGATCGTGAAACATGGGTCGATGCTCCGATTTACCGTTAAGAGTGGTAAGGAAGTTCTGGAGGATGACCTATGCGATGCACGATTCATTGGTGGCGCATTGACGAGAGCTAGCATTATGTATAACGCTCTCTCGATGAGTGGTGGGATTTCGTGGTTTAACCCGTCCACAGGGCGATCTATCAAAAGACCGAAGACTACGATCCGCGCAAGAATCGAGGATATCGTAGAAGTTCCACTGTAAGATATTTGGAGGCTGGTGCTGAAAATAGGGTTCGATTCCCTATCTCCAATTGTAGTTCGGAAAGGAGGGTAGATGGGCTACGATGATGTTTCATATTCTCAGGTTGAAGGTATGATCTCAGACCTACGCGGAACGATTGAATCATTGCGGTATGATCTGGAACAACGAGTCTCGGATGCAGAGAATAACATCTATAACGAGATTCGCGAGAATTATCGCGATCTTTCTGAAAGCATTAACGGTTTGAGCGAACGGTTGTATAACCTGGAAATTCAGGTAGGTGATCTGGAAGCGAAGTTGGAGAAGAAATATGACCGGATCTAATCTGCCACCGGGAGTTAACGTGAACGATATCCCAGGAAATCGTCCTGAGGATATAGAGAGCGAAAAGTTCTGGGAAGCTCTCGATGAGCAATTCGTCAAGCAGTATGGCGATAGAGCAAAGAAATGGTTGGTCATGCTCGAAGACATTGATCCTGAAGATATGATCTTTGAGTATGTTGAAACAGCTCGTGAGATTGCATATCAGAAAGGCTATGGAGATGCTGTTGATATTGTCGAGTATGAATGCGATCATAAGTGGCGTGACTACAGCGAGTACGGTGGCGATTACGAAGAAAATCCTATCGTCTGCAAGCATTGCGGAAAAGTTGCGCCACCGGATGTAGTGGAGATATTCAAACGGGAGAACTGATGCTGAGCGCACACGATGATGCACATATGGAGGAAATCCTAAAGGGTTATGGCGATTGGTTCTCGGCTAAATTGCTGAGACTGATTGCCAAAGCTGACGGACAGAACATGGAAAGAATCAGACTCGGATTTCCTGAGCACGTAGCAGCATACGAGAGGTACGTAGAAACCGGAAAGTAACGCAATCGTAGCCAGTCAAAGGCTGGCTACAGTGGCGTTATTGAGAGGAGGTGAGATATGATAAAGGGAAAGGGATGGCCGTCGGCGAAGGTCACCTTGCGTAAGGATAGAAAGATTATCACGATTCAGGATGAACAAACGAAGGAAATCCTGAAGTGTACGGTCGCCGGTGGAGAAGAGCTATTGAAGCAATTGGATAGTGTTGTAAAGGCAGCAAGGAAAGGATAAATGTGCCAAATTGGGTGGAAGGAGGTGAAAAGCCTTGGAATGGGATAACGAGGGTAATGTCCTTTATGAAGAGGACAAGACCTTTTACATTCACAAGTATGAAGTCGGCCAATGTTATGGTGGGCCAGAAGAAGGTGGATGGTGGTATGAAGCAGGAACACCCACCGAAGATTGGAAACCACTAGGGCCGATCAAGGGTGAAGAAATCGCCTACGTTATCGTTCGTGCATTGAACGAATACGAGCATGAAAGGGCAGAACGAGATGAGCAGTATAGTTATACTTCTGTCCTGTCACATCAGTCGGAGCATTTCTCCTACGATATTGACGAATCGCCGGTAGCAGAAGGCTATCCAAAGGTTAGGCCACATTATGAGTGAAGGGATCAAGTGGTGTAAGACATGCGGAAGCGTTCTTACTCCAGAAACAAATAGCGCTCGATGGGAAATTTATGAGCGCCTACGGGATGGGAGACAGTCGCTAGAAGGATTGACGTTTACTAGTGATTGGGTGCAGGAAAACGTCTATGACGATGAGTCGCACGAAAACTTTATTGCGACGATGGAGAGAGATATGTATCGTCGTGGTCTTTGTGTTGATTGTAGTCTACCTGATCTACGAGGCATTACGGATGACGATATAATGTCGGACGAGGAAGCTCAGGAGATGCACGATCTTTGGGCAATGGAAAGAGCTGAAAGGAACGCGGGTTGCTAAGAAGGCTCAAACGTTGGTGGAGAGACTTCTGGTTCGCAATCCACTCACATCCATGAAAACATACGAAGAGAAAGTTCAGATGGTTCTGGATGATTACTGGTCTGGAAAGATCAGTCAAATCCGAGCCGATGAGATGTTGAGAGTTATTCAACAACAGCATAAGATAAGTGGTACACTCGACCTTCGCACATTGGAAAGGAGGGAAAATGAGCGCACCGGAGAGAATTGATAGTCGGGATTTGGATTTGGATGATCCCGAGGATAAAGCTCTTTACGATGAACTAGAAGAGAATAGTGAAGAGCATCCCGACGATGGTGTATTTCCGATTCGAGCAGACAAGTTTGTCGAATATGCTCAGGAATATGCCGATGAGACAGGATCATTCTCATATCGGATAACAAACCCGAGAACGTTTCGTGAGGAGGCAATTGATCTCTCGCAAGAGTGGCCTTTCAATCACATTGATTGGGAGGCAGCAGCAGAGGACTTGCGCGATGGCTGGTTTGAAGTAGAATACAAAGGTGCAACGTACTACGTCCGACCTTAGTTTAAAGGAGCAGCCTGCGGGCTGTTCCCTTAAGCTAAAGGAGGTGATAATGGAAGCTTGGTTGAAGGAAGCGAAGGATAAGCTCGTCAAGGATATTGCGGAAGATGGCCCAATCACTAGTTGGGATGAGACGAATTACTGTAGATTTTGCAATATCACATGGGCAGAAGATACGTTTGACGAATATCTCGAAAACGAGATAAGCCTTGCAGTTGATCCTGGTGCAAGAACTCGGACTGGTAGTCGTATCGCATGGGAACATCACGAAAAGGACTGTGTTTGGGTACGTGCCAATACGATCCTAAAGGGAGAACATGCGAAAGCCTAGAGAAGCCGTAGAATTGATGGACGATAGGAACTTTATCTTTCGATTCGGCCAATTGGTTGGAGCAGTTGAAATGGCTTCTCACCAATTGCAGCAATCGAAGGATGAAGAGGCACAAAAGGTCGGACAAAGATTGTCTGTTGTATCAAGTTGGTTCTTCGAAGAGAAAGGAGGTGAATAGTGCCAAAGGTCGTAGGATTCGTATATGATGCGGATCATCATTGTGAAGATTGTACTCGCAATTATGTCAAGAAGCATTGGCATAAGGACTTCGATGATCCACCGGATTATATACCAAATGTCGATGGGGTAATCAGTGGAGACATTGAGTTCCATGATGGTGAATTCAACACGATCCATCCGATGTTCGATGATGAAGAAACAGATACGCCTATCCATTGCTCAGATTGTCATGAGTATATTGAGACAGCATGGACTGACGAAGGTGTAACATACGTATTCGAGGCATTGCGGGATTATCTCATATCGGGATATGGAAATACTGATGCTCTCGATGTTTGGGCCGATGAGCTGAGCTATGCCTGCCCAGATACTGAGATAGATGTAACCCTCGATCTATATAACGAAAGGAGGAAATATGAGCGCGAGCATCCACCCGGACAGCCCACTCATTGACGGAGCTATTCCTCGCACCGAGGCAGAACGTTGTAGCATTCTGTTGGATTATGCTCTGAACGATTTAAACAATAAGTGGAAGCATTACAGCTGGGAGGAGTTCCCGACTGAACTTTATCGGGAATATTTCAAACTGGAAGACGAATACCGTCAACATTATGATGGCGAGTATTGGGAGTGGTGGAATGAGTTAGAGGATGATATCATCGACCTCATCAACAAACTTCTACCCGAAGATGCCGTATGTCTCTTGAATCCAGATGATCCAGGCACTGTGGTTATCTGGAACAGGGACGATGAGTTCTAAAGCAAAGAAACAACTAGCTGCACTCAATAGAGTGCAGGCCGTCTTCGAAGATCCGGATAAGATTTCCGATTTCGGCTTGCTTCAGTTACAGAACTTTAGTAAGGATATCGAAATCCTCCTCGATGCATTTCCGAAGGAAAGTAACATAGGTATACTTCGGGAATTCAAGATTGAGGTAGATAAGTTCATCCAAGCGGAGATTGGTATTCGACGCGCAGTTACGGGTGCAGAATACGAGCTTCGCAAACTGTTTCACAAGACAGTAAAAGAGACACTACGGGAACACAAGAAAGAACACGAAGTCGCACACCAGGAACTTTGTATTACCTGCAATAAACGACCGAGACATTTCGGTGAATACTGCAAGCGATGTTGTCCACCCGAAATGCGACCGATAGGGAAGGTCACATGATTGTTGAAATGCGCTGTCCTAACTGTCGTGAAACCAACGAGATAAAGCTCGATGATGAGAAATATGATCGTTGGATCAGTGGAGAGCACGTTCAGAATGTATGGCCGGAGAAAACTCCCGCTGAACGTGAACAGTTGATTACGGGGATTTGCTCTGACAAGTGCTGGAACGAGTATCTCGGGCCAGAGCTTGATTGAGGAATCCCCTATTGCCAACTGCTGTAGATGCAATTCAAAGTATGTCCATGCTGGAGATGCCGAGGTAGTCTATACGAATTTCAAGACTCTGAGGTATCATACGCTATGTCCAGGGTGTAAACTTTGGGCGGAGCCTCTAACGGCAGAAGAACTACAGAATTGGATGGATCAACATGAACGAGAAGAGTACGGAGCTTGATAAGAATGCGTACTATACGGTCGAGGGTTATGGCGGAATTGCATGGTATACTCTCGGTTATCACGTCGAAGAGATTTGGGATTCAAATTGGGATGAAGTCGAGGAGGTCGTGGATACGGCAAAGGCAGTAATGGTCATGGTTGGTGATGACCGTAAGTTCGTCTTCGATATCGAGGAATTGACCGAACTTGATGAAGATGAATTCTGCCATACATGCGGTCAGATCGGTTGTACGGCAGATGGCTAAGATGGATGACGTTTTCAAGACGATGATCTTGGATTTGATTAAAGCTAACGTCCAAGCCGCAGCAGCCATCGAGATCAGTTACTTTGAAATCGAACAGGCTGTAGCACAAGGAATCAGAAAAGGTAACGGTCAAGCCGTCTATTGTGATCTTCATCTGATGCCAAAGTAGATTAAATAGAGCAGATCGAAAGGTCTGCTCTGCCTAATCTATGTGTTTAATTATGTAAACCTTGATAATTTCCCTCATTTTAAAAATTTCTGAGAGGAGGTGATATATGGAACTTACCGAGAAAATCGCTAAACTTCTGGAGAAAGCTCAGAGCACTACGTTTGAAGAGGAAGCACAACTCTTCTATAACAAAGCTCAAGAGCTAATGCGGAAGTATGCCATTGAGGAAGCTGAGCTTTGGAAAACCGGAAAGAAAGGTGAAACTCCGATTGTCCAGGCATTTACTCTTGGTTCCGATAAGATGGCAGGAGTTGAGGGTTTGAATTCATTGCTTCATGCATGTACCGAATTCAACAGATGCCAGATGTGGTATACTGGTAATTACAAGGCACACTGTCATGTTGCAGGATTCAGATCAGACGTTGAATACGTCGAGCTTCTCTATAACAGTCTGAGATTGTACGGTGAGGAGAAATTGGTTTGGGCAAGTCTCGAATCAGACGAACATCATCGTACATTCGATGCTGGTTTCTGGAGTGGATTTGCTAACCGCATCTATTTCAGATTGCAAGAGGATCAGTTGAACAGTCCAACTTCTACCGCTCTTGTATTGATCGACCGTAAGAAGGAAGTCGATAGATGGTTGGCAGAAGATCAAGGTATGAGATTCGGCAAGGGACAATCATCCGGTAACAAGTCCTATGATGGACGTAAGGCCGGTGCAGAGGCAGCTAACACAGCTAGTCTAAATCCGAGAAGAGGATTGGAAAGTGCGTAGATACGTACTAAACACATCATTTGGAGCGTACTCTGCGGGGACTGAAGTAGATATTAGGAGCGCAACGGGATGGGGGAAAAAAGATGTGGTGGGTATTCATCCTGTTAATAGTCATCCTAGTGTTGTCATTGACGTTCCTGCTACTTGTCTTACACTTCGACGCGATAGAACGGATCTTATTGCGAAACCAACGCGGGAAGAAAGGCGAAAGGAGTTGAGGACAGTTTGGGAGCTGATGAATCGTACATCAGACGAACCGACATCATCGAAGACGTAGGCTTTGAAGTTGATGGCGGATATGGAGAGGACGGAAGACAATCAAGAGGCTTCCTAACTCTTGAAGGTGACTTCGTTGAAACATTCCAGCGGTATCTGGAAAACGAAGATGAAAGTGATCCCGATTACGGTCGTGTAATTCTACGACTGGAACGGAACGAAGCAGAGAAACTCGTAGTCGAGATTTCAAAATGGATCTGACGGCGTACCAAGTTGATGCTATCGCAGAGTTGAGTCAAGACAATAACGTCTCTAAGATAGAGATAGGGAAGGAGGGATTAATGCCAATCACGCTAAACGCGGATCAGGTTGCCGCGATTGCAAAACTCAATCGAAGTTATGCTGTCATCAAGATGGTGCTAACGGAACAACCTAACTCAGAGGAATATATCAAGGTAGAGATGACTCTGAAAGCCGGTAAAGGAACAATCGAGCGAGAGTTTATCATGGATGGGATTGGTGCTCTTGTAAAATGAAGATCCAAAGACCAACGCTGGGTATATTTCTAACTGAACTGAGAAAGTTACCAGCAGAAATCGAGAATGTAGAAGAGTGTGCAAAGAATTGGATAGCTCAACAGGAGAGTCGTGAGAACGGTTATCACGATCAGTATTACACCTCCCTTACTCGGGAGAGATTGGAACGTTCATTAATCGAATTGAGAAAGGTGCTTGCTGAAGTCTATGACACCCAAGGAGATCGTGGGCTCTTCTAATATGCTGTTCAATGCGAATGATAAAAAGAAACCATCATGGGAAGCGGGTACGAAGATAATGGATACATGGCCCGACCCACTTCAACTACTAGAGATCCGAGATGCAGTAAGAAAAGGAGCTACAAAGGTAACTCTTGATGGGAGAGAATTCACCATTAAGTATAGAGAGAATGGTGACTTTTCCATCTGGCCTGTCGAGGGATTCGTTCCTGGTGGTCATTTCGAACTCGAATATGCATTCAAGGAACTCTAAATGTTTGATCGGGAATTAACGCCAGAAGAAGTGGAGGATCTACTAGCCAAACCAACAAATAAAGGTGAGTTTGAAGTACCTGGTACCAACATTAGGAGAAAATATAATACCGACGTGAGGACAATAACCAATTGGTTCAAACTACCTCACACAACGGGTCTATGTACCGTGCCAGCGCATATTGAGCATCGGCCTGAGAATGACTATCCCAAAGATCGGATAGCCATGATAATGAAAATAGGTCGGTATCAAGTATGTCGTTGGTGTTTTCTGGAGAAGCTAGACCAAATCCCACAGGGGGATATCGGGGATGAATACGATGGGATAGCTGGAGTATGATAAGTCGTGAATTCGAATATAGCGTTGAGCTATATGAGGCATTGGAACGGGAGTCGAGAGTCCGTACTATCCAGGGTATTGAAGTAACTGCCTGGGAAGGTAGTCTTGTGAATAAGTACCGTGGCCTGGGTATATCCCAGACCTATTATTCACCAGTCAAGGGAATCCTTGAGGGCCAAGGCTGCATCACCACCATGCGGCGCGGCTCCCGCTCTGCCCCTAGCCTCATCGTCCTACATCATCCCCCGGACGAGGCCGAGTATACGATTTTGAAATTTGGTGGGCCGAAAGACTTGACAGAGGCCCGCTACCGTGCTAAGCTCCGTACCATGATTCGGGAGGAGCTTAAAGACCAGATAGGAGGTAGGGATATCGTAGAGACACTACGGGAGCTAGATACACGGGTAAGTGCAATAGAACGAAAAATCCAACCAAACACAGGAGAGAAATAAAATGAGTAACGCTTTTGTTGAACTGTCGGACGAGGCTCTGAACGAGGCACTTGCAGGTTCAAGGCAGCGTGGAGTCTATGACGAGAACTACATCGCTTTTGTTGATTCAGGTCGTCGTGGTGTTGAGATCAATCTGGCCGAGGGAGATCATGCCGGTAAAAAGGCACAGTCTGTCAAGACCGGGTATGAGTCCGCTATTGAGCGCATCAAGGCGGGTAAGATTCTGGATGCTTCAGATGAGGTTAAGGAAGCAGCCGGTAACACCAAGGTCATTCTGAAGGGCGATCGTGTGTTCCTCGTCCGCTCGGACGTATCGTAACCAACCAATCGAAACGAGGGGAGATAGCAATATCTCCCCTCACACTACTAACACAGGAGAGATAAAGAAATGGCATCTACCGTTGAGACTTATGAGTTTCCCGCAAGTACGCGAGGGAAGCATGATTGGAATGCATGGCTTGATGGTCAGATTTGGGTACTGACGGAAGGTGTAGACTTTGATTCAAAGGCTACCTCGTTTCGTACTTCGGCCATGAAGCAAGCTGGTAATCGTAACAAGCAGCTTCGTTTCAATGTCGATGGTAACAAGGTGTATCTCCAGGCCATCGAGAAGTCCGCTTAGTCCTACTAAGGTCGGGGAGAGAATGAGAGGGTCGGAAACGGCCCTCTCATTTTATTTCAATAGCGTGCTTACTTTAAAAGTTCGCACCCTTGACAATCACTTCCGCATCTGCTACGCTTCACGTTGCATCCCGTAGATGCGCTCGCGGAATCAGGGGAGATAGCACGGGAATGTGCGCCTATGCTATCTCCCCCCGCTTATTCAGATACAAAAAATCCGACGGACGGAGTATTCTGAATGAGAGATAGTGTAATCGGTCGGTGTGTCCTCCTTACCGATGACCCTGTACTATCTCTCATGGAGGATAGTCCGTCTATCTTCCATAACAGAGGGAGGTGGTTAGTTACGCGCAAAGGCTAGCTACCTCCCTCTTACTTTGTAATCTACTCGGGAGGCTATCATTCGGCATACGCTTGCGATACTAACTGTATGTGCAGCTTTTATAGCAGCAACAGCAGGACAAGCACAAGCGAAACATCCGAAGAAAGAGCATGTACCGAACTGGATAGTACGAGCGTTCTTATGTATTCATAGGTACGAGGGTAGCTGGCAAGATAACTATGCGCCCTATTGGGGTGGGCTCCAAATGGATGTTTCGTTCATGTATAGCTATGGACGAGACATGATTCGTAAGTATAATGGATATGCAAACAGATGGAGTCCGCACGATCAGATCGTAGTTGGCTATCGTGCATGGAAAGTGAGGGGTTTCCAACCATGGCCGAACACGGCCAGGCATTGCCACTTGTTGTAGACGAATTCGTTTGTCCTTCATGTGGCAACTTTGTTCGTGATATAAACGACGAGACAGGATGGTGTTTAACATGCAGTCCACCATCCTGTTCTCGTTGCCATGGTGGTATCCATACCGACGGACGGAATGGAGCAACATACGTATCAGATTCAGAAGTCATATGGAAATCAGGGAGGTGGTTATGTCGTAAATGCATTCGGGAGTTATGGGTTGAGCATAATGCAGATCGAATAGAAGAGTTCATGCTAATCGGTCTGAGTTATCATCAGGCAGTAAGAAGGGTTAAGAACGAGAACAGGGCTGTATGCGTCGTATGCTCTTCACCAATCCCAGGTCGGCACAGGGCGCAGACGTTATTCTGCAAACGAACTAAGGCTTGCAGAACAGCTAAGTCAAAATACCTCTGGAAGATAAACCATTATGGTATGTCTCCAGAGGATGCGTTGGAAGAGGTACTACAGAATGGAGATTACTAAAAAGCCATTCCAAGAACAGGAGCTAGAGCAGCTCGTCCCACTAGATAATTGTGCGAATTGGGATGAGATGGGTTGCTTCAAGACTAGCACCGTTTTGTGGTGGTTGGAAGAGAAGTTCAAGCATAAGGCATACGAAGTAGATAGTGATGGTGTAGCAGAACAGACTGTCGTATCTGAGAAAGCACCTAAAGTCCTGGTCATTACCACTCGATCTGGTAAAGGAACTTATTGGTTGCTGACTCCGCAGGTACATCCCAATTGGGAGTTGTTCAATATCCAACGCAAGAAGGTAACTCTTGTCATTGACGATATGGAACTCCCCGTGGATGAAATTCCTCTTAACGGTAATCATCCTATGTTGTTTGTGGCGCATTATGATGTATTTACCGAGAGGAAACCGCGGAAGAAAGCGATTGATAAAGCGGCTAAGAAGGAAGTAACAGAGGAATCGAATCCTCTGCTGGAGCAAATGATTCAACTTCATGGTAAACAAGATCAGGGTCTAGTCGATGAGCTTTTGAAGATCGAATGGGATGCTGTAGTTATTGATGAAGCGCACCGAATCAAAGGCAGAAAGACCGGCTGGACTAAGAACATCAAGAAACTCAAGACGAAGAGGAAGCAAGTAATGACCGGGACTGGTTTCATCAATCGGCCCGATGAGATATGGTCATTGCTACACTTCCTTGAACCTAGAAGGTTTACCTCGTATTGGAGATTCCGTGAAAGATACTGCGATGAGGAAGTTGATTGGTCAGGCTTTAGAAAAATCAAGGGAATCAAGCCGGATACCGAACAAGAGTTTAAGGAGCTTATTCGGTCATTCGGCCCAAGACACACAAAGCGAGATGTGTTCCCAAACTTGCCAGAGCCAATCTTCTCACCAATCGAGGTAGAACTTAATGCGACGCAGTTGTCTATGTATGAAGCAATCAGGGACGAGTTGTATGCCCTTGACCAACAAGGGTTGCCCATACTCGCGCCCAACGTCCTATCGGCGCTCCAAAGATTGCGGCAAATCTGTGTCGCAACACCAGAAGTAGTTAGGGATTACTATGATCCAGAAGAGGGACGAAGAAGGCAAGAGATTAAGCTTGTCGAACCTTCCTCTAAACTCGATGCTCTCATGGAAATTGTCGAGGGGCTTGAATGGGACGATGAACGTAGAGATCAAGTTGTCGTTTTCTCTAACTTCAAAGACCCTATCGAACTTGCCAAAGCAAGATTTGATAAAGCTGGAATCTCTTATATCCACATGCAACAAAGTGATAACGACCGCAAGAGATATGAGAAATGGTCAATAGAATTCCCGAAGAGAGAAAAGCAGGTATTTATCTGTACCTTGCAACTGGGAAGCGAAAGTATCAGTCTTACTTCAGCGACTACCTGTGTTTTCTTAGACAGGTCGTGGAGTCCGAAAGACAACGAGCAAGGGATTTCAAGAGTATGGAGGCCGGGACAGGAATATCCGGCAAACATCATTCACATTAACGCAAAGGACACGGTTGATGAAAGGGTCTTCCGTGTAAACGAAATTAAGAAAAGTTGGTTTACGCAAATCTTTGGCTGATGTTCACCATACTATCCGACATACCCAACTCAGACATATGGAGAGAATGGGTGACAAACCCTTACCCTCACTGAAGGAGGCATTAGCTCACGACCCTGAACTAAGAAAAGAAATAAAACGGATGGTAAGTGACAGAGCGATAGTCGCTGAACGTAAAGCCAAGAACATAGAAGGAGCAATTAAACGAAGTCACAGGAATAAAGTTTGGTCACTAGAGGAATGGAAAGATCACATGGATGAACGGGGCTGTTATTAACCTCCGGTCAAACGGAAAAAAGATTGTCCGGAGGGCTTGACATTCGCGTCGCCGTGTGGTAGTGTCTCAAATTCCTCTCCGGCGGGATGACGCATTCCGCTGGGTGGAACATCCAGGTTACGGGGGAAGTTGAATTAGTCCCAGCTTCCCCCGCTAACCTCGCTAATACGGGTAACGCACATAACGCGGTGAACTAGGAGGTTCAGTTGTCCGCAAAAAATAGAAAAGTAGGATGGCCGAAAGGCAGAAAGCTGTCTGTTCAGCATAAGAGAGCAATCTCAGATGGCATGAAAAACAGCAGTCACGTAACTGCAAGCCAACGTAAGAGACGTGAGAATGAGCGGAATTAAGATAGATCCAACGCCAGCAGTTCGTCCGCCGAAGATACCGTCGAAGTTCGACGTTATCCCGATTCACGCGAGCGATAGAGGCACATTCAAAAAGTGCAGACGCAAATGGGATTGGTCTAGTCCCATGCGTCATAATCTTCAACAGAAGGTAGAGTTCTCAGGACTCTATATCCCGCTGTGGTTTGGTTCTGGAGTACACTATGCGCTCGCACAATACTACAATCCAGTTCTGCAACGTGATCCTGTAGAGACATTTCTATGGTGGTACGATTTGCAGATGAATGGTGGTATATGCAACGAGGAACAACTTGATCTAGTCTATGATCGTAAGCCGAAGCAATACGTCCATAACGGAACCGTACAGTTTGAGGTACGTGGTTTGTATGATCTACTGCCCACTTACGATATAGAAGAGTACGAGGAACATCGTGAACTCGGAATTGGTATGCTCAATTACTACAAAGAGTATGCCGCAGAGAATGATAGTTTCGCAGTTATTTGTGAAGAGCACACATTCTCTGTTCCTGTAATGCAGAAAATGATGCATGGTGAAGATCAACCTCTATCGGCCATTGATCCTCGTGATGGTAAGGTAAAGCCGGTGCATATACGGGGTACACAGGATGCAATCATCCAAGACCTAGAGTATGGATTGTTCGGAATTCTCGAACACAAGACCGCAGCAGCGATAGACGAAAACTATCACAGAAAGTTGGAGAAGGATGAACAATGTACGACGTATATGTATGCTGGTGAGATTGAGGCCAGACAGCATGGCCTTGAATACGAGAAAATATCATTCGTCCTATACAACGCGCTTCGCAAAGCGTTCCCCAAACCGCCAACCCCAACTAAGTCAGGACTCTTCTCTATCAACCGACAGACTGAATCAACTACGCCCGGAATGCTCCGTGAATACATTGAACGAAACGGACTAGAGGTAGTAGTTGAAGCCGACGAAAAGCTCCAAGCGTATGTAGAATATGTCGAGAGATCAGGTGGCGAACAGTTCATCAAGAGAAACTACGTCCGTCGTAACCGAGCAGAGATTGAGTCATGCGGGGAACGGATATATATGGAAGTCAGCGATATGCTAGACCCGCATGTCCGTATCTATCCGAATCCCACAGGCGAGCATTCCTGCCTCAATTGCATATTCCGTTCACCATGTATCGCCAGGGATGATGGAAGTGAATGGCAACTTATTCTCGACGATCAGTTTGAAGAGAACTGGACGAGATGAACATAAATGAAAACCTATAGAATCGCGGAACTAGGTGGTAAAGTTAATGGATAGAGAGGCTATTTGTGGGGCAGTAGCAAGAGGCTGGTGCTGGCCTATCAACTCTCACAAGACGATGGACGTTGAATTAGCACATGCCATAACTGAAGAGATATGGCAGGCTGATTGGACTCCTAATCTTGGTTGTGCTACAACACGAGAGCTTTTAGATGAAATTCGAGCACGTATAGAAATTGATGGCAAACTCGACTACAAGACAGTAACATGACTTCAACGTTTAAGAACACAGACGATATAACAATCGACAAACTATTAGAGGAACCGGAAAGACCAAAACAAGTAGGCCCACTTAGGAGACACGACAAAGAGATGCGTTGCGCGAATCGTGGTTGTGGTTCACCAACATATCTTAGGGTACAAGGTGTGTCACGTTGCTCTGTTCATGCGTTGAACGAGCTTAATGAAATGCTAGTCGAAGCAGGATTTATGGGAGTAATGAACTAATGCATTTCTATATCCCTACATGGGTTGTAGCGTTCGTGGTCGGCGGATATATCGGTCACTTGCTTGAACGACTACGCTGGAAGATTATTATCTGGAAGCATGAGAATAGCGAAGGGGGTGATACACTATCGCAATCGCAGAATCATCCATCAGACAGCGACTCGGAGCAGTAACCATAGAAGAAATACCTCAATGGCTTGATATGCTCATCTTCGGTGAGCCTGGAGTCGGTAAGACTACATTCATGGGAACAGTTCTGGATCATCCTGATCTGTTGCCGTGTTTGTGGTTAGATATCGAAGGTGGAACTACTCCAATCGCTGACAAACTACTACATCATAAGAGCGATGTAGATGTTATTCCCCTTCGTACTTTGAAGAAGTTGCAAGAAACTCAGAACCTCCTTTATATGGAAGGCGATAACCTACCATATCGTTCTCTTGTAGTGGACAATATGACTGAGCTGCAATCAATTGATATGAAGGTTATCATGAGGGAGGCAAAAGCTAACGCTCGTGATCCATCAAAGATTGATATCGACGTTCCGTCTCAACGGGAATGGGGAAAGTCCCGAGAGCATATGCGTGCTATTACCAGATCACTTCGGGACTTGCCATGCCATCTATTCACAACAGCTCATACAGTCGATGTTATCAAAGACGGACAACCCGACAGAATTTATCCCGGCTTTGGTGGTAAAGCTAAGTCGGACGTACCAGGGTTCCTCAACATTGTTGGTTACATGACAATGCTAACAGAAAGGGGGAAAGAGCCTGAGATACGGATTCAAACCATCGGATCGAAACAGGTGCTAGCCAAGGATAGATTTAAGAAGCTAGATCATCTGCTTATCAATCCAACAATCCCAGCAATCTACGAAACGATTTACGGAACAGGAGAGAGTAATGCCACTTCTTGATTTGACTGATCGTGAAGGTGGGTTTGTCGCAGTTCCCGCAGGACGTTACAAGGCTACTATTATGGAAGCTGAGGAACGTCATACGGGTGGCGGAGGTAAGATGCCCGAAGGTACGCCAATGATCGCGATTCAATGGCGTCTTGATGAAGCATTGTTCGATTGGCCTGAGACTGTCGATGATTTCAATGCCGAAGGTGAGCTAGTTCCGGTAGATGCACCATCGTTGGAAAACCGTAGAGTCTTTTCCAGCCATGTTATACCGCCGAAAGAGGCTGTAAACTACAAGATGATGAACGGTATGCTCTTTCGGATGCTCGAAGCAATCGGATACAGTAAGGAGGAACTTGCATCCGGTAACTTCGAGTTGGACTACGAGGATATGAAGAGTCGTGAAGCTCTACTGACTGTCACGCGCGAGACGTATACCGATCCTGATACTGAGGAAAAGGTATTGCAGAATCGCGTGAAGGCTATCAAGGCCGCAGGTGCCGCTGCTTCATCCGGTATTCTTTAAGAAGGAGCTATGAAGGTAGAAGACCCAGAGGAAATTGGTAACTTCATCATGAAGACAGTCTCTCTTAATCCTGGCATGAAAGCATCACAAGCTGCTGATCTCTACTTCAGCACGAAGCAAAAGCAATACGACAAGGTTGCCGAGCCTAGCGTCAATGGCAACAGTCGCGCAGCCTAGTAAGCTAAGAGAGAAGTTCTTTGAGTACCTGTTTGATGACCAAACGGGCTACCTTTGTATAGCTACGGCGGATAAGACACAAGATCCGAAAGCTATGCGAGCATCGTTTAAGCAAACATTCTTTAAGTGGCCTAGCGATAAGGATACTGTATCCGATTTCATCACGGGCAAAGTACCTCATGCCCATATATGGTATTCAGTAAGCCTTTTCGCTAGGCCAGACAGGAAGAAGGAATATGCAAATGCCGGAAGAATCATCTATGCAGACCTCGACGCCTGCGACCCAAGCATTGTCGAACCACATCCTACACTTGTTACCGAGACTTCTTCAGGACGTTATCAAGGAATATGGCGAACAGACCGAATACTTGACCCCGACACTACAGAGGATTACGCAAGAAGAATTGCCTATAGATATTCTGTTAACGGTGTCGATAAATCAGGATGGGATACCGGGCAACTTCTTCGAGTTCCATATACCCGAAATTATAAGTACCCAGGAAATCCAGAAATTCGCATCATTGAATCCGTAGATGATCTACTCTCCCCCGATGTATTTGAATCAATCGACATACCGGAGTATGATCCATCACTAAATGGCGATCAAGATGCAACAATGCCAGAGTTGGATAAACTCCCCGATGCTGAGTTTGTCATCTATAAATACGAGAACGAACTAAAACGTAAGCCATTGACTCAGTTTTATATCGAGCCGGATGCGGGAGCGGATTGGTCATCGCTCATGTGGAGTCTCATCAATACGTGCTTTGAGGCAGGTATGAGCGATGTTGAGGTTTTCGCAATTGCATTGAAGGCGAAGTGCAACAAGTACGAGCGTGATCGTAGGCCAATTAGATATCTCTGGAAAGAGGTACAAAAAGCTGCGGCAGCACAAAAAGCTTTTAACGTCACGTTCGACAAATTTGGAAAGCTAGAGTTTCCCAACATTCAACCTGAACCCGCCACAGGGAGTTTCGCAGAAACCTACATCAATTGGGCAACAGACACGACGGATGCGCCACCAATCTTTCACGAGCTGTCTGCCTTTATGGTATTGTCCTCTCTGCTCTCTAGTAATATTAGGCTAGAGTTGACGTTTGGTTCGATCGTTCCGAATTTATGGGGAATGATTTTGGGCAAGACTACTCTAGCCCGTAAGAGTACGGCTATGCAGTTGGCTACTGAGATGATTCTCAGTCTTGATGAAGAAGCAATACTCGCAACTGACGGATCAATTGAAGGGATAGTGCAAGGATTGAGTGAACGGCCTGGTCGAGCTTCCATCTACTTCCGTGATGAAGTAACAGGATTCTTCGACCAAGTAAACAAGAAGGATTATCTTGCAGGGATGATCGAAGCATTCACCTATCTCTACGACAGTCCTCTTAGATTTCGTAGGGTATTGCGGAAAGAGACAGTTCATATCGAACGTCCGATCTTTATCTTCTTTGGTGGAGGGATCAAAGAGAAAGTATATTCGGTTGTTACAGAGGAATATATCTTCTCAGGCTTTCTACCTCGCTTTCTGGTCGTTGCAGGTGAGTCCTCCTTAGAGGAATTGCATGATGCCAAGAAACGTATGGACGAAGATATGAACAAACGCAAAGTAGTTAAGGATCAGCTAGCTCAAGCATATGATCGGTATAATCAGATTCGTATGGTCAATATTGCGGGACAGCAAATAGCTCGCCAGCCTGAATTCGAAGCCGACATAACAGATGAGGCATTGGATTTGTGGAATAAATGGCAGAGAGAAATCCGAAAAGTTGCATACGACAGCCATGTGAGTCAGAACGCATTGCCGGTTTTCGAGCGTCTAACAATTTCAATGCTTAAGATGGCTATGCTGCTCGGTGCTGTCCGACAAGAACCCACGAACGATAAGTTTTTGATTGAGGAAAAAGATATACGAAATGCTGGACATTTCGTACAACGTTGGGCTAAGCATTCGGTAGATATGATTTACGATGTTGGCAAGAGTGGAGAGACTCGATTGCTTGAAAGGATCGTGGCCTATATTGCACGCAATCCAGGTGCTCCTAGAAGCAACGTCATGCGTGCTTTTCATCTGAATAAACGATCTGTAGACTTGTTTGAAGATACACTCGTCGAACGAGGCGAGATACGCCGCCAAAAATCAGGAAAGGGAGTGAGGTATTGGACGACATAGAATCATCCGAACGATTGGAAAATTCTCAGGCAGCATTGCAGGAAGAGGTAGGTGAGTGGGATAGGTTGGAGGTACAGATTCTCGACGTGGCTATGAACAACCATGTTAGAATGAATATGTATATCGGTATGCTATTGGAGAAGCTCAGTGAGAATGGTACGATAGATCGGACAGAATTTGAGGCAGAAGCAAACGAGCGTATGGTTATCGAGCTTCAGAAGCTTAGAGAACAGATCACTCCGGCGGTTCGGCAACAGCGTATGCGAGCCGCAGGTATCGAATTGCCCAACGGTCGCCATATGACGATCCCGAAAGATCATAGGAGGAAGCATTAATGGAAGGACACGCATCGGTTCCGGAAGATCGCTGGATGGAACTTGTCGATTCCGAGGTCAACGCTCTACGTTGGGCAGTAAGAATGTGTAGTGATGATGAAATCATCACACAACTAGATGAGTCTATTCGTGTTCTAGTGGCATGGCGGGAGATGTGGAACCAGGGTGACGGAGAGGATTAATCATCCTCAGCATTACGGTGGAGATACTACCTACGAAACAATCAAAGTCATTCACGCCTGGAAACTAGGATTTAATCTTGGTAACTGCGTTAAATACATTTCCCGAGCCGGTAAGAAAACAGATCATGTCGAAGATTTGAAAAAAGCAGCGTTCTATCTAAACTATGAGATAGAACTATTAGAGGGTAAAAGAGAAATCTAATGACGACGTTTCTTGAGATAAAACGGAAACATCCGTTGGCTGAGTGCGAGGTATGTCCTCTCATCAATTCACCCTGCGCTCCTTCTATTGGCCCAGAGGATGCGAAGATAGCCGTAGTCAGTAGAAGTCCTGGGTTTTATGAAGCGCAGAAGGGACAGCCTTTTAGTGGGCCGTCTGGCAAAGTTCTCGATCATTTGCTCCAACAGAATGGAGTAAAACGTGAAGAAGCTTTCCTTACTAACGTTGTCCTTTGCACTACTACTGCTCCACCGAAAGCTGCGATACAAGCGTGCGCTCCGCGTCTCCGTAGCGAAATTTCACAAGCTGATGTTATTATCGCCGCAGGAAGCGAAGCAGCTAAAGAAGTCCTTGGGGTCAACAGCCTATCTGGAAATCGTGGATTTAGGCACAGACGCACTACAGACAGTGGGAAGTGGCAAGACGTGGTTGCCACCAACAACCCAGCCATCGTCCTCAAAGACGACACCATCTTCCCAAATCTCGTTAGGGATTTTAGACTAGCGATAAATCCATTGCCACCAGTAGAACTTCCGGAAGTGAGTTGGACTAATGCAACTATGGAAGCTAGGAGAATCGCACGAGATATCAGTCGAAGGCTATCTACCTCGCCTGGAACCATTGCAGTCGATATCGAAACGAAAGGACTTGCTCACACGGCAGTCATTGTTAGTCTTGGACTCTCTATTACGGGACTTCGAGCGTTTGCTTTTGGAGCCGAATGTTTCAAAGACGACTCTTTCCTTGTCGATTTCATTAGACCGATCCTCACGCAAGCCGGTACTACTTATATCTGGCACAACGGAAAGTTCGACGTTAGAAACTTTAGATCAAAGCGAATTGCAGGCAGGGTAGACGAAGATACGTTGCTCCTATCCTATGCTTTGGATGAAAGATCGGATGAGGAGCAAGTACATTCTCTCGACTATCTGTGCATGAATGAATTGAATTGGCCGCACTATGAACCAAAGATAGTCAAGAACTGGAAAGCCGCTGTGGCTAGACTGGAGCGAAATGCCGAATTTGAAAGACTTGCCCAGTTGGAGGTACCGGATGAATTGTATGAATACAACGCCAACGACGCAGCCGGTACGGCTCTCCTATTCCCAATCCTCAAACAGCGTGCTATCGACGATGGTGTCTATGATTATTATAAGAACTACCTTCTTCCAGACAGTAACGCCCTTATTGACGTAGAACTGCGAGGAATGAATTATAACATTCACAAAGCCGCCGACATGAATGAGATGGAGGTACTGCCTAAACTAGATGAGCTAAGAGAGACATTGAGATTGATCGTAGGCGATGGTAGTTATAATCCCGCCTCTGCTAAACAGAATTCTATACTGGTATACGATAAGTGGAAGGTAATACACGACATTGATCGGGGAGAGGATAAGGAACGCTCTGTCGATAAGCCGGTTTACACGGAACTCAGGGCAGGTCGTTTCTACATGGGGGCGGGTCATCAAGGTGACGCCGAAACAGTCAGAAGATGGGCCGGATACTTCACAGAATTCAAAGAGCTAGACAAACAGAGAGGTACATACGTTGAGGGACTCATCAAAAGAGCTGAGTTTGCGGGAGGAAAAGTCTTTAGCGACTTCAAGCTACATTCTACCGTCACGGGTAGGTCAAGCTCTAGTCGGCCTAATCTTCAAAACGTTACAAGGACGAAGGAGAATCTCCCGAATATTCGATCCCTTTTCGTTCCCTCTGAAGGATGTTGCATACTGTCAGCTGACTATTCGCAAGCAGAGTTACGGGCAATCGCCACCCTATCAGGTGATACTCGTCTGCAAGACATATACAGAGATAAGCGGAGTCTCCATCGAGAAGTAGCAGAACGTTTCTACGGAAAAGACTACAACTATGAGCAGTACGTCCATGCCAAGAATATGGATTTCGGAGTGGCGTATGGACAATCGGCGGAAACGTTCCAAGAGAAACATGATATTCCGGTTGCGGAAGGCAAGGACTTCATCAAATGGTGGTTCTCCAACTTCCCAGGAGTTGCCCGTTGGAGAAAAGAAGTCGCCCGAACCGTCAAGCGAGACGGATATATTCAAACTCCATTTGGTCACAAGCGAAGATTTTATCTCATTACCTTTGAAAACAAGGGTGCGGTATATCGAGAAGCCATTAATTGTATTCCTCAAAATATCGCTGCTCGTCTTACTCTATACAGCGTTCGCCGTTTGGTTGATCTTGGTCTTCCTGTTGTTAATACCGTTCACGATAGCATCGTGCTTGATTGCCCTATTCATAGGGTGGGAGAATTTGTTGAAGCTATTAAGGGGGTGATGGAATCGGCACCTAAAGTTATTGGATGGATAGACATACCCTTTGAAGTTGAGTTCAGTGTTGGTGAAAACTGGGGTGAACTAAAGGAGATAGAGAGTGTCTGAAAACGAGCCTAAAGAGGAATCAGAGAACGAAGGCCAGCCTGACGTAAACCCAACTCCAGAACCAGCAGAAGAACCAGCAGAAGAGTGGGCGAAAGGAGATGAACCGAGTGGCGCTGACTCGTAAATGGATTCCAAGTCCTAATTACAGTAGTCGTGGTGGTGCAAGTGTACGTCTGATTGTTCTGCATACCGCCGAAGGTGCATTGACAATCGAATCACTCGGCAACTTTTTCGCTTCATCGTCGAGCCAGGTAAGTTCGCATACCGGAGCCGATGATAAAAAGAACACGGTAGGTGAGTATGTTAAGCGTGGAAATAAGGCATGGACAGCAGCGAATGCTAATCCTGTTGCCACCCAATTGGAACTATGTGCCTTCGCGTCTTGGTCTACTGATGAATGGCATCGCCATCCAAACATGCTTGATAATTGTGCCAAGTGGATTGCCGAGGAAGCTAAATACTTCGGTATCCCAATTGTGAGATTGAATTCTTCACAAGCACAAGGTTCAGGACGTGGTGTATGTCAGCATGTTGATCTAGGATCATGGGGTGGCGGACACCATGATTGCGGTAGCGGTTTTCCAATGGGTTATGTATTGGAAATGGCTGCTGGTCATCCAGTATCAGCACCTACCCCGCCACCATCATCCGGTAAAGCACCACCATTCCCATATCCGAGCAATCATTATCTCGGTCAGCCATCGTCCGATCCTCATTGTCATTCAGGATATTACGGTGGAGTAGATAGAGATAACGTCCGCAAGTGGCAGGGCCAAATGTCACATCGAGGATGGTATCTCAACGTTGATGGCATGTATGGGCCTAACTCTGAGAAAGTATGTAGACAGTTCCAGTCTGAAAAAGGGCTCTCTGTGGATGGGCTTGTTGGGCCTCAGACTTGGGATAAAACCTGGACTTCACCGATAGTATAATGGCCGCTACTCCATTCCAAAAGTTCCGTGTGGACTACAATCAGACAGCAGATGTACCGTTGGACTATACTCAAATGTCTACCGGAGGGTTTGAGGGTGTAGCGTTCAGGCCCGAAGAAGGTCTTGATCTAGTCAGTCAGAGAATGGATTACTGCAAAAAACAAATGACATTTCGAGGCCAGCCATTCGATCACAACATATGGTTTGCTGATCCATTGTCCACTGACTCGATAGCTGCAAAGATTCCTTCAAGCGCACAAGCTTGGGCGAATTATATTGTTAAGTTCGTTAAAGACTTGACAGTTAAAGGATATCCACCAAAAGTCCTCGGCCTCAATATCGAATTTACTGGTAAGGGATATCCACCCTGGAAATCAAATATAGCATATCAGCCCTGGGCACACGTATTCGCATCGGCTGTAGATCCGATGGATAATAGGGTAAAGAATTTCCTCTACGTCACGCCCAATGGTGGACAGTCGGGACTGTCCACTCCGAGGTGGCAAGCAACAGGAGTAATCACCGATAACAACATCAAGTGGCAGGTAGATGGAAACCAGAAGCAGCCATACCAGTACGCGAATGGATGGGCCTTTAACGAGATAGCTGCTAATACCATATTCAATGCCTTGCCTAATCAACTTGTAGACGTTCAGCCTATGGGTGGGCAAGGGGATTTTAATCACGGTATCTGGATGAAACGTGGTGCAAGAAACAGTCCGCAATGTTATGGGAGCCAACCCTACCTTGATCTCAGAAACTTAGAGGATGAAATAGCCGGCATTGTTAATAATATGTATATTCGCCCATATTACGGCTTTACTCCTGACCGACGACGCATCCATCCAACAATAGGCGCCTTCGGCCAAGGTCGCTTCTACGTCCCCTGGATCGAGCAAGCTCGTAGACGTAACATCTTTGGCATCCGTATATATCCTCATAATAATCTTGCTCCTAGCGATTTTACGGACTATCGCCCGTTGGTGATTCCATAGTATAGATATACCACGAACGTATGTTCCATATAGAGTCCAATATCCTGCCTCCTGGCCGCTTGCCGAAACCGCCGTCGGGAGGTAGGATGGGCCTGTACGGTTGGAGGGAGGATCAGAGAGGCGACGGAGCGCAATCAGATCACCGGGCCTTGACCGATCCTAAGATCGCCGTATCCAGCCTCGGTCTTTTGTAAACCTAACAGGAGAGATACGTGAGTCAGGATATTAGATTTAAGAAAACTCCATTGTTCGGATGTAGCGAATGTCTTGAAGACTTTGCGAGCATGGAGGTATTCGATAAACATAGAGTAGGCACGTTTGAGCCTAATGACAGACATTGTTTAACCGAAACACAGATGTTGAATAAAGGATGGCAAAAGAACAAACACGATAGATGGTTTGACCCCAAAAGAACAGAAAGAGCTGCCAGATATTTCGGCAATGAAAATCGTTAGTATCGACCCAGGGGGCACAACCGGCTACGCTATCGGAGAAGACTTCCCTGAAATCTTTAGAGTACAGATAGCGTATGGTCAGAAGAAAATGAATTCTGATGAGTTATATGAATTTATTGAGGATCTCAACCCTTCGCATCTGATATGTGAGAACTTCACTTATCGCAATAAACCGAGGACAGGACTTGATCTAACGGCCCCTAAACTGATCGGTGTAGTAGAACTTTACGCTACACGTCAGACGGGAGTTACATTATATATGCAGCCGCCTGGACTCGGTTGGGACTACTTCACCGATAAGCGTATAAAGGATATGCGCCTTTATCAAAAAGGCTTACAGCATGGTAGAGATGCTCTACGACACATGCTGTATTGGATAACCTTCGGAAAAGGATTCCCGCTCATGGAGAGCATGGCGGGTTACAAATACGAGTTAGTCCCCGAAGAGTTCTTCTAACGATAAGTATTTTTCCTCGATAAGAATCGAAACTGCGTTAGCCATATTCCTTGCATGAAGCTTTTTCAGCAGTTTCTTTTTATGGTGTTGCACAGTGTTAGGAGCTATCGCCATTATTTCGGCCGTTTCAGATGTAGTGTATCCTAAAGCAGCGTATTTAGCTACCTCAAGCTGCCTCTCTGATAGCAGGCTTTTCATAATAGTGTGGGGGAGATATGCCCAGGAGAGACAACAATCTCCCCCACTGTCGCTAGCCTAATTACTGCTAGCTAACCCTTTCATGGACAATGTTTGTTATGTGGTGGACAAGGCTTTCCTGGTGGTTTACCTCCACCACCTCCATTACCACCGCCATTAACAGTTACAGTTCTTGTAACAGTAACGGTAACTGTATCTACAACAGTACGTGTTATAACACGTCCCGCAGGCCCAGGTGGGCCAGGTGGGCCTTGAGGCCCGGTATGTCCTGGTGGCCCAGTTAATCCTCTTTCTCCTGCTGGCCCTCTAGTACCTGTATCACCCTTTGGGCCTTTTGCACCTTTAGCACCGGCCGGGCCTTGACTAGCATTTATAATCTTTTGGATTTGGTGGATTTGTTTGATAATAGAACCTGTTGTACCTGCTGGGCCTGGTGGGCCTGCCGGGCCTTGAGGGCCAGGTTGACCTATAACACTTACGATACTGCTAATTGTAGTCTCTTCCTTCTTAACTTTCGCATTGAGTTGTTCGGCAGTAATCCACCCGAACAAACCAGCTAGAGATAGAACTACAATTAGAGCTACAAAGCTAACGTATCTCATCTTTGTTACCACCACGAGGATGCTTCACGATTCCAAACCCAAAAACGTATCCTGCTAGAGCTAACATAACTGGAGTGGTGACTGTTAGAGCCGAATAGTCCTTTTGAAGATATCCTGCTACAACGGAAAATGTCCAGACTGCCACCACACATACCTCAACAACAGTGATTAACCATTTTGGTGCCATTCCATATTATTTTGCTACTTTTGTTCTAGTCCCAAAGACAAATCCTGCCAACGTCAACATAACTGGTGTTGTAATGGCTAATGCCTCGTAGTCATCTTCGATGATTCCCTCTATCAAAGAGAATACCCACACGGCGAGTACGCAAATAATAATTACCGTCATTAACCATTTCGGAACCATCCATTATTTTGGAGGCTTAGTTCCCGGCGGCGGGTCGTCTGGTGGTACAGGTTGTTTAGAACCATGGTACAATTGGTGGCCTCGTTCCTACAGATTCTAGGGCATTATTACCCTTTAGAGGCATAAACATGATACGCTGGAGGCGAATCTCTGTTGATGCGCGAGGATCGCCAGCATTGTACCAAGAGGGGAAGTTAACGGAACTGCCGTCTGGCGTCCACAAAGCGACTCCATAATCATTTTGGTTGATCGTATGCATACCCATATACATGGGCACCCATGCACCAAAACTTTGGGTCATGCAGTCGGCACTATGACCAGAGTTCTGTAGCCAAGAGACTATACCTACTCCACGTGATCCCGTCGTATAATCCCAACCTGTTGTAAATGATCTCGCTGTCAGATAAACAGCGTAGGTAAACCCCGGACGCCAGATTGGTGCGTTATTAACCCCTTGATCCGCATCACTCATAACAACGTCGATGAATCTTCCTCTTACTTGAGTATCGTAGCAATACGCATCTTGAATATATCCGGATTCATCGGTGGTAGCATAGGGATATGGCTGGGGTCTACTTCTCTGCGGGGCCGGGCCTCCCTGTCCTGCATAGAAATAGTAACCGGAGTCAGGCATGAACATGATCCAGTCGATAGCTATCCATGCAGTTCCGCCATTACACCAAGCATAGATATCTATTTGATTTCCATCATGGTAAATAGGGCCATAACTTCCAAAGCCACCATATCCCATACCCTGATATCCGTAATTTGTCGATCCCCACAAACCGGAATTCGCACCTGCATACCCAGCATGAGTTATTACATGAGTACCCATTAAAGAGCTTGCTATATAGTCATCACTTTTTGCAGCTAGCCAAGCTCCCGTACTGGCAGGATGAGCACGATATCCGATAAACATGTCGTACTTATGGCCGCTCAAAAGACCAACGTGTTCGGGAAGGAAACTTACAACTGGCGTCACACCAGCAGGCAATTGATTTGTTGATGCCGAAACAACGCCGCCAGTTTGAGTAGAAACGAGAACTACATCATCTGTCGGATTAATGGATGCTGGCGTTGACGGGCCGCTCATATCCTGATCTACAGTAGCATCCCCGAAAGTAAAGTCAGGTATTCCTGATGATCCCATCCTAGCCGGACTGATGGTAATAATTCCACCGGGGAAACGAGCTATGCCCTTTCTAGGTTGATCCGATGTATGTGGCAATGCCCAGATACCGGGAGCGGGCGGAGGAAGTGGAGTTCCGCCTATCTGATGCCAATTGCCATCTATACCATATACCCATAGCGTAGATGGGTCATTGACATCTCGTACCAATTGACCCGTAACAGGATCAGGTGGGAAGAAAGCGGAGTCATACATCGGGAGGGTAGGAGTTAACATGGCCCTACCCATATTTGCGGCGCCTGCTGCTAATGCATCAATCCGCGTGTGGATGGGGTTGAGTACCCGTTCTATCGAGGCATCGTTACCCGAATCCCTAGATGATGGATTCATCCTCATCCGCGAACAGTCCCAGGTCTACCTAGTTGGTAAATATCTTCGACGGCTAGCTCTATTGTTTCATCGCCCTGATTATTAATCGTGCCATGAATCTGATTGATAATCATGGCATTGGCGATATGTTGAGCGCCGAAATCGAAATCACACCAGATAAGTTCACCAGGCTGACATAGCTGCCAGAAATTCTCTATTTCATCCGGCCTGAGTTGTACCGGAATGAGATGTTGAGGGTGAAGATCATGAGATAGCTGAGACTGCGCGAGAGATTCTATGTGCTTTTTCGTTAGCACTAGTGAACTATTCATCGTACCATCGAGACGATAGAAAATGCTTTCACTTTGGTCGTATGAAAGTGCGATGCCAAGATCACCTGCGACGCCTTGTCCCATTGCCAGTATATGTGTCATGGCTGGGCCGGAGTTATCGAATTCGATATCGGTAACATCAAATGGATGGTTCTTATCATCGAATATAAACATGCAGTCACCAGGCTGAGGTTTTTCAGTACCGAAATCGCCGAATCTATACGGAGACATTATATAGAATTCGGGAGGCGCACCACCGCCCTCTGCCTGGTGTATATCACATGCAAAATCAAACCCTGGATGAAGCTGGCTTAGCTGACTGATATAGTCATAGACGAAGGTAGTATCTCCCAGCGGTATTTCTAGGGTATGTGTTTCACCAGTTATCCCTAGACCATCCACAGGGTTGCCGATCCGAATGTTCATGCTATTCGGTCGATCTAATATCTTCTGTAGAACCTCGGCTATGACAATAGCTACGTCATCTGTCCTATGATAAGCAGGACTCACACCCTGAAAAGTAGATAGGTGAATGTCTCCGCCAACAAATGCATTTGTGTCTTGAGGATTGAATGGATAATGCCGTACTTGGAGATAGTTCAGATAGCCCTTACCAGCTATATGAACGGCCTCTTCGCCCTTCTTTGTAATAACTTGGGTATGCCAACCCGATGCAACAAGGAAATCATCTCGCCAAAGTTCCCATTCAGTACGATATGGGCCGACGAACCCCCATTGCATAGTGGGTTCAGCTTTAGCCAGGTCATAGGTTATATCGTGAGCATCATTACGTTGTAAGCGAAAGTCAATGTTCATAGGACGGTAGATCCCGCCCTCGGGTGGATAGAGATTGCCATAATGGTCTTTGTGTATAACGACCCATCCACCCTTATATCCGTTATAAAAGGATAGAGCTGCCATCAGATCGTATAGAGTTTCCCGCTCGATACACCAATCATAAACGGACGGAACAACTTATACGTTATCTGGAACTCTGTCACGGACGGATACAGCGCCAACATTGGCAGCGTAGGATATCCATCGAGTGTGTAGTCCTGGTAAAAGTCCTCAGTTATACCATCGAAGCCAATAAACAAGCGGCCCATACGACGTGCAGTTTCTATAACACCAGCGGGAACCAGCGTATTCAACATGCCCAATCTACCAACCATGTAGTCCTGCGGTGTGTTATACAGGGCGTCTCCAAGAGTATGAATCAAGACTTTACCAAGATACGTGCGAGATTCCCAGATACCGTGTTCCTGCATCCGCTGTAGTTCCTCGTTACGTACATCACCATCTACTTCAAAGTTCTTCAACGGCCAGGTATCAGTATTGAATGACCATATCTGACCGTTGAGATTTTGTATGTCAAATCTTCGTATCATGGTCTACCAGGATGCCTACGTCCTCTGTGGATATGCGTCCGGGCTTTTCTCGTTGCGGTACCAATATCTACACCGTGAACATGAACAACAGTCTGATAGTGATTGTGTGTAGTACGGTGAGTAGTGTGGGTACCTCTAGTTCCACGAGTTGTATGAGTACCAGTAATCGTACCTGTCCTCAAGAAGTTCGTAAAGAGTTTCTCCATCTCTTTTGTAATAGCAGCTTGATTGTCAGTCATACCCATCATAAATGCTTTAGCTGCGGCTCTACCATATCTGCGCCATGCTTGAAGCTGGCCCATGAACTGGTCATGAGTATACTTTTTGATAAGTTCCTGCACATGTTTAAAGCTATCGAAGTAATTTTGTAGTTGGGTTTTGTTCATTGTTGTTAGCAAATGGACGTTTGCTGCTGCACTTGGCCCCATCTGCAATAGCTGATCCAGAAGTTGGGCAGGAGCACCTCGCTTTCTCAATTTTTCAATATCATTATTCCATGATGTAAAGGACTTGATCTGACTATTCAAGTCTCTCTGTAGATCACCTGGTCTAAGTATCTGACCCCATTGCAATCTGTTCTGAACCGCCGCAGACTGCATATATGGGCCACTGAATAGCTGACCAAACGCCGACTGTTCTTCCTGTGCGATATTGTTATATGCACTGACCATAGCATCAGTAGCAGTTTTAGTTTGATTAGCTACATCTTGAGCATTCTTGATCTGCTTCTTGGTCTTCGCATCATCAGCACGAATAACATCCATGATGCCCTTAAGCTCAACGCCTGTATAGTTCGCTTTGATAGCAGCGAGGATCTTCTCATATTTGATCTGATCCTGAAGATTTTGGGGATGAAGTAGCGCAACTCTGTAAGCCTTAACCGCAAGATCAATCCATTGCTGCGCTGTCTTACCGGCTGCTTGTACCGATGCATCAAAGTATTTCATATCATGACCAGCTTTTTCAGCAGCCTTACCTGTTGTTGATACAGCATTAGCCGCTCTAGCGATAGCCGCTGCTTCTCTTTCCAATCGAGCCAATCGAGCCGCTCCACCTGTTCTTCTAAATACACCAGGCTCGTATTGTCTCTCCATCTCCAGACCAGTTATCTCTTTCACCAAGTTACGGAGACGTAGAGTTTTCTCGAAGTTGGCAGGATCTTTCTGAGCAGCACCAATGACCTTGTTCATATGGTCAGTGATCTTCTTATCTCTCGCAGTATTGCCCGTGAACGCACTATCAAATGCATTTGACCATGCATCGGCGACCTGCTGACCATTCTTTGCCATATCACCTCTGAGCAAGTCCATTTCATGCGAGAAGTGATCTTTAGCTCTTCTGGCCCATCCACCCAAGAAACCAGGCAAATGACTAAATGGTTCAACGATTCCATATGCAGCTGCTAATGCACCGATCTTTATTTCATCCCAGGCGATATTGAAGAAATGAACGATAGATTCAGCTATTGCTTTAAAGATTTTCTTAGTTCGTTCCCAATGCATTACCGTATAAGCAGCGGCAAGAGTGGCTGCTGTTATAAGGAGACTAAATCCCATAGTCATTAGGGCTTCGCTTATAGCCATACTTTCGCCTGCTGCTCTAAAGCCAGCCTTTAGGACGGCTAGCCCTGCCAAGACCGCAGGGATGACAGTTTTAAGTCCACCCAATGCATCGACGACGGCCATTGTTTGCTTATGCCAATGCATCATAACGAAGATAAGGCCGCCTATGACGGTAGCACTAGCTAGTCTAATAATAGTTCCAGTAAGAACAATTCCTTCCTGGCCCATGAGTCTCATTGCGATCCTACCAAGACCGAGCCACCGAACAATAGCCATGATCGGTGTAATCGAACGCATAAGAACGCCTGCGAGCACCGAAAGAGTGCCGCCTACTGTGAGGATAATCGCGCCCCAGGCTGCGTATTCCCCGATGACTCTTTTCGTATGCGGACTAAGTCTTTCGAACCATCCAATTGCTCTCTGAATTAATGCGAGAAACCTAGTCATTGCTGGCATGACGGCTCGGCCTATTTCGATACCGAGTGCCTTGAGTGAATTCATAAAGACTGCAAACTTAACCGCAGGCTGTTTAGACAAGGCATCGAACGACTTTGCAAGCTCGTTGTTATCGTTCTTGACCTGACCCGATACGTTTAGATATTCCTTCCATGCCTGCGTTAAGAACACAGCGACTCGTCGAGCTTGCTGAGTACCGGCCAAACCACTACCGCCAGAGCCAGCAGTTATATCCTTAAAGAATTGAATGATACCGCCCTTGAATGTACCTTGGACAAGAGACGGAACATGTTTAGCTATGGATTCAAAAATCTGTTGTAGTGGAAGTAATCTGTGGTGTGCATCTGTGATGTCAATACCAAATCGTTTGAATCCACCACCTGCCGCGGCTCGTTGCATTACATCCAGAACTCGTGCATAACCGATCCCGGCCTGTTGAGCGGAGTTCATGTGTCGCGTTAAGAAAGCAATCGTTCCTGCCATAGATACAAACGACTGATTGTTAGCTCTTGCCGCAGGAACGGCACTAGCTAAGGCGCCAGTGAAATCAGTAAGATGCATCTTACCGAATCGGATAGCAGCCATCGTTATATTAGCTAATCTACCTAGTGTTCCGACGCCATGACCAGCCTTAAGAGCAGACTGACCGAAGTTATTGATAATACTAATCAAAGCCTTCGTTGTAGTACCTAAATCAGTCTGACTGGCAACAGAAACTTTGTTCGCTATATCCAAGTAGCCTAACGCCTGTTTCGTCCTATCAGATGCAGAACCAACGAGGGTAAGACCGGAGTGAAGGTTATAGATAGCTTCGAGCATATCCTTACTTGATGCAGGATATTTGTGCATCTGCTCTAAAACGCCATTCATAACCTCTTCGGTTACTTTAGGAATTTCTTTAAGACTGCTCGTAACTTGGGTAGCTGCAAGAGTGGCATCCCTCTGAAACTTGGCATATGAATAAGCCATTATTCCAAGTGCGGCAACAGTAGTTCCACCCGCAAACATAGCAGCTCGACCTGAATCGGTTAGTGCCCTGCCTACAGTAGCTCTACGGGCAGGATCAGCAAATACCGCATGAGCACTACTCGCTGCTGACAACTGCTCGGAAGCTAATGCACCACTTCTACCAAGACGAGTGAAGTCCGCTTCAATTGCACGTAACTGACGGGAGGCCAGATCAATGACCCGGACTCCATATATCAAGTCTCTATATCGGAAGGCCATCGTATTTCTCGGCTACTCGTTTTTGTGCAGCTGCTTTAGCTTCTTCATTCTTAGTCTCGGCTTCCTCGGCTCTTGCGCGAGCATCGAGTATACGTTCTATCTTTAGTAGATATGAAGCTGGCTGTGCGAATAGTCCGCCTGGAAACGGGAGTTGGTGGAATGCTTCCCCTAGACGGACTAGTCTTATCCACCTTACGACCTCAAGGGTTAACTCTCGGCCGAAGGCTCGTTCACATCGTTCGTCTTCTCCGAGGTAGATGAGACATGCCGCTTCATAAAATCCTCAAGCGATTCCTCATCCGCCTCTTCATTTAGCTCTTCGATACGATCCTCAATCTCTTGACCCACTTTCGGATCAAGGATAGAGAGAGTCATCGGATTGTTGAAGTCGAGTTTTACTCCCTTATCATCTTCGAGATTATGATCGACGATGCAATTAGCAAACTCAAACTGGCGAGTCCATCGAGATGCGCTTTCAAGGTCGATCTTCTGCATCATACTCTGTTGCCTATTGCGCCTAGCTGCACGATTAGGAGCTTCCTGTTCCATAGACATACGAAGTGCCTTATCGCGTCGTTCGAGCATCTGATCGAATGAAAGCTGCTTCAGTTCGACCCATCCACCCTCAAGATTCTTTAGATCATAGTGGTGAGTCTCGGTACTAACAGTTGCTCTTGGCATTGAAGCTCTCCTGTTTCTCTCCTGTTTATACAATATTAGCCGCAGACATGCAATGAAGCTCGTAGCAATCGCCACCAGCAATTGCAAGTCCCCGACCAGTCGATGCTGCCATGATGAGATCGCCAATGTTTGCAAGGTCAACATCATAGGTTTCATACGCGAAGCGATTAAGCTGGAGTTTAGTACCATCAGTAGCGGTAGCAAATCCTACACCACCCTGAGTTGACTCCAACTTGATAGCTTGCTGACTCGTATTGACGAAGTTGTTATACTCCGTAATGTCAAGGAAGTCCAGTTCAGCAGTAAGCGTTACATTCGTTTCATGGAACGCAATATACTGAGCCGACCTCTGAGACTTCAGACGGTTCTCAGCAGTTGGATTATGGTTAACCTCCAACTGCCATGTTCTATGAGCCACATCGTTGAATGGGCCTGCTCCAGAGAACGGAGTAGCAGAAGCAGCGTCGATAAAGACGTTATGCGTATCCGCACCGAGCAAATCAGGACTAGACCATGTAGGAGTAAACGGGCCTCCACCCGTATTCTCGCCCAGGCCAAACATCGTTAGCGTACATCGAAGAACGCCATCAGTTACCTCGAACAGATATCGACCAACTACACAACCGAAGTAACCGAAAACAATATCGTTCTCGATAAACGTGATCGAAAGGGTCTTCGCACCACCCGCCACAGCGCCAGCGACAGATGCGGTTTTATTCGGGACTGCCTTATAGTGATAAGGAGCAGCCGCACCAGTCTTAGTAATTGTATGCCGCGAGGCATAGAGGAAGTAGGGGAAGAAGTTGGAGTCAATCTCCATTACGATCTCGCCCTCGATGTGATAGTAACCCTGCTTCACATCGGACACCATAACCTGCTGGCGCAACTGAGGACTGAAGTAACGTGCCTCGGTATACTTAAACGTTTTGCTGAGAATAGGCACCCAAATAGATGGAACTACGTAAGTACCGCTAGTCGTCTCGATAGCGATACCCATTGCTGCCCCACCACCAAGACCAGCAGGCATTATTCACTCACCCCCTCTTCTTTTGGTTCTGCTGCTGCCGCTTCTGTAGGCTGGGACTCTTCTGATCCACCTGCTCTTCCGTCGATGAAGACGGTGGAGTCGCTTGCGAAGGCTTCATCCAGTTTCTTACCTGTTGCAGCTTCAAACGTAGCCAATTGCTCATCTGATACCTCTTCTTCCTTGCCATTCTCGAATACGCCTAAACCATCAATGGCAAGCAAATGACCCTCCGGAAAGGCCGGATTGTCAACCTTAACTTTCATCCTCCCTCCTTACGGCTTAGGGAACCTCTCCTGCGAAATACCACTCCATTCCATACGTGTTGCAACAACGGGGGACTGCGGTGGACGGCGAATGAAAGCTGGTTCTTCTGCACTTACCCATCCCTGAATGATTTGCTTCGTTGATGCATCTAATGAATCTGCCCACATCTCCATCATTGGTTGTCGGTGGAGATCGTCTCTGATAGCTCCGGCCAACTCCATATCCTCTCTAGTGCGTACTTTATGGGAGGCATTGAGGTTGGCATGATATATGAAGATTTCGAGACTGACTCTAATGATGAATGTATGGGTTGCCCAATAGTCTCGTTGCGATGGCCCTGCTTGGACAAGGAGTGCCGGGTATTCCGGCCTGAGTTGTTCTTCTGTGTACGCGACAAAATTTAATCCAAGCTCTTCTGCATTTTCCGTGAAGTGGTTATACAGGTAGTCTACGAATTGAACTGGATCAAAGAATAGTTGTACCTGAGTTGTAGCCATTAGTAGTAATAATGCCCAAATCTTACGCCGATTCCCGGTATCATACGGAGTGGCTGTCCCGTAGCGCGACTCACCCCACGAAGAGTTCCATCAAACCATTCATCGAAGATAGTGTCGATGGCTCTCTTAGCACGATCTGAGATAGCCAGGAACTTCCTCTGTGGAGATTTACTTTTGCCAGTCTCACCAGTTAGATTCGGTTTATCAGGCTGGTCATGGTAGACCCAGTAATCGGGCAATTTGTTTGGATCTATCGAAACAGATCCTTCACCCAATCTTGTCGATTCAATTGTGTAGCTGCTGATTTTTGTAGCGGAATCATAAAGATCGCCTGTCCATTGCAACAATTTCGTTTGACCTCTAGCCCGTGCTACATAACCGTATTTTTCAGACCACTGTTGCCAAGCTGTACCATCAGGGCTAGATTCTGTATCGAAATTCTCTTTCACATCATCAGCCATAACGCGACTCGTAGCTATTAGCGGCTTCTCGAACTCTCTCAACTCCATGCCTAGCGTATCTAGCTGCTGAACCGTGACTAACGGATCGCGGCCTTTAAGCCAGCCTGCGTGAACTATGAAAGGTCTATCTGCCACCGATACCTGGGATCGAGAAGAAACGATCGTCTACTGTAAAGAATGGCCCATCATCTGTGTTGTTAGGCCAGAAGTCATCACTGTTCAAACGCTCGCCCAGATCAAGTGGAGGCTGAACATCATACATGACAAACTGACCACTGATGACTCCATTAAGTAGCGCGATAGCCTCATTATATTTGACCTGTGCATAGACAGGATCATCTAATGAATCTTCGGAGTAACGTTCGCGGTAAAAGAAAGCCGCGATGAGACGACCCGCAATAGCCCGAATCAACTCAGGTACATAACCTGTTGCTGTTGGATCGGATACTGTCGGGTCGTCCCATCCGGCTATCGTCGTAGACGGAACAATGTTAGACAAGTATCCCCGAATGATGCGTTCAGCGTCGAGTTCCATCCGTTCAAAATCGGCCCACTCAGGTTCGATCTTGTCCAGGGGGAGATGAACCCTTACATCATCGAGGGTGCAGAACATTATGCCGTCTTTGCCGAAGCTTCCGCCGCGGTACTTGCCATTACAGGACTACCTTCCCTGGCCGCCTGAGCTTCTCTTTCTACAGCATTGAACGCGAGAAGGTCATCGTTGACGGTGTATCCACCCGGACTTGCATTAATGCCTTCCCACTCATCCGCCGCTGTTGCTTTAGCCACCAAGAAATCGCGGATGCTCTGATCCGAATCAAGTGGGTAGTCATCAGGATATGGTACAGCTCTAACCGCACCACCCAAGCATAGTGCATCAAACTCAACTTGTGCCCTATCTGCATCATGGTTAGGGAACAACTGAGTTGCCGATACCGAATCACCCGGTTTAACATACTCATATTCGAGAGCTACACCAGTATTCGGATCAACCTTTGCACCATACTTAATGGTTGTCCAGGCGTAGAAGCCTCCACCTTTCTTGTCTTCCTTCTTAGGCTCCTCAGTAGCCATTATTCCTCTGCACCACCCTCTTCTTCTCCACCATTACCCTCTTCCGGTGCAGGCTCAGCAGGTGCAGGCTCTTCTGATTCCCACTTAATCATTACCAGGCTCCTGAGCTAAAGGCGTTTTTGATGAGATAACCTGCGATGGATGAAGTGATCTTGAGATCGTACTTCTGTGATACACGGATGATATCGCTCTTGCGACCTTCCTCACGCCATCTATCAGTAGGTCGAGTCCCACCATTGGGATACTGCTGTGAGAACGTCTTACCAAACGTCTGCTGATTCTGCCCAGGATTAGGCTCCACAATACCTACCCAAACATCCTTGCCCCAGAACTGCTGTACGCTTGGAGTTGCAAGGTAGTTATCGGCGGCATTGTAGACCGAATCAACAAGATAAATCGTGCCCTGGAATCCGGTCAAGAGCTGGAATGCATCGTCCTGCAACAAGGTGAACGTCTTGAACCTATCAACAATACGCGGATGGTTCTCGATGAACTGCTGACCGTATCGAGGAAGAATCATCGTATTGGCAGGTACGTTACCCGTATCGACCAAAATCTTGGTCAATGCAGCACGAATATCAGCCAATGGATTCGATGCACTTGCCAAACCGTTTGCCCAATCCTGATCCCACTGTGCCGTACCAGAGAGAGTTACCGTATGACCGGCAGGATAGTTAGCGGTATTGCGAACGAGGTTAGCAACCTTCAATTCATGACCGAGTAGAATGGATCGAGTTACCAACTCGACAGCATCACGTTCCGGCTCGATAACAGCAGCGCCACCAAAAGTAGGATCAGCGATGCCACCTTGCGACATATACTCTTGACGCTCTTCATCGTGGATGGCAACCTGAAGAGAATGTTCTTTCGTGAAGAACGTATCCTCACTCCAGCGCCTACCACGAACTTCGTTAGCTACCGTGCCGGGTTCTCGTCTATCGAGAAAGATGATCCAGTTGGATCTATCGAATACCCGGTAACGTCCCGATGGTGTCGTTACAGGGGTGGTCGGCATTACTCGTTCGCCGTAGAGATTTTGATCCTGGAAACCGATAGAGAATCCGGTAAGGATAGGATCAAAATAAAGTAGCCCGGGATCATACATCTAGTACCGTCACCCCCTTTACAGTTTTGAGCCGGGAAGGTCGAGTTGAACTGAACACAAACCACCATCAATACCGCTACCTCGCGCATAGCCAACTACACGAGTTCCAGTAGCGGCTACTTTCGCGTAGCCTTCTTTTCCTGCTGTTGAACTGATTGAAACAGGAGAGCCAACTGGAATAGCTCCGTCACACCAGACTTCTGCGGCTCCCATAACTGCAACCGACGCACCCTTACCGCGCTGTGCATCAGTTAGCATTCCAACGAACGGAGCTGTTGTAACTACATCGAACATTGCAACGCCAACAGGAACGGTTAGGTATAGATCATCGGCGGTAGCAATGCCCATAACCGTTTCCTCTGCATTCCACTTCACAAAGGTACGAGCCTTGATCGCTCCAGAGACATCGTAACCTTTGCTAAGAACAAAGTTCGCAGTAGCCGTACTCATCTAATTCAACCCTCCTTCCTACGGCGTTACAGCAGCTTTGTTAGCTGCATCTCGATATGCCTCGAACTCATCTGGGTGAGTCTGTGCTGCAATCGAGAGTGCCTCATTCCAACTCTTCTTATCCTTGGCGGCAATCTCACTTACGATTTCAGCGAAGTCCTTGCGAGCATCGTTCTCATTACTTCCCTTGAAATCCTTAGTCCTAGATGAACCGCGCTCACCAAACTCAACAATCGAGTTAGGTAGCATAGTCAGAATTTCTCCAAGCTCATCGAGTGAAGCAGTCCGCTCGGAGAAGTTCTTAGCAAACTCTTCGATCTTATCGACCGCGAGCTGCGAATAACCCTTCTGAATCTCGATTTCCTTATCGTCATCCTTCTCAGTTACCTTGAAGCGAGAGAATGTTTCTGCGAATCGCTTGGCGCCATTCTCTCTATCTCGCTCTTCCAACCTAGCGAGACGCTTTGCCTCTTCTGGATATTCCTCCGCGAAGGCCAACTTCTTATCGTGTTCCTCGTGAGCCTTCCTTAGCGGTTCCAATTCAGCAAAGACCTTTTTTGCTTCGGCCAATACATCAGCATCCTCGCTCAGTCCAAAGACTTTACGAAGTTCTGATTCCAGCTCCATGTTACCTCCCTCCGTATCAGTCTCGGACGCCGCCTTCTTATTCTCTTTCTCATCGGAGATATCTGCTCCGATGCGCTTCATAGCAGCCCTGATCTTGCCTTTGATAGCACTAACCTGACTGCTTGAATATTTTGCCGCGTTCTTCGGCATGTTGATGTACGACCATGCCGCGCGAATGTGCGTTTCATTGTCAAGTGGATATCGCTTTACTCCATCCGACTGATAGCCAGGGTCGGCATACGTTACATCACCGTAGGGCTTTTTTGAGTCTTTGAATTGCTTTGCGATTTCGGAGAAGTTCAGCGGAGCCATCCCTTTGACCCAAGGCGAGTTTGTCAGACCTGCTCCATCAAAGACATACTCGTACTTGATCTTATGCTGTGGGTGAGTCCAACTATCGTAATGCGACCCACTCAGATAGTTCCACTCACCATCATCAATCTCTTGCCGAGCAATATCATTGAACTTGGCGAGTCCGTACAAACCATCCTCACGTACATCAAGCTCTATGAATTCGCCAGCGGCTTTTCCTCCCTTTGCTTTATCGAGTCCATGATCGTAGTCTACGAGAATCTTCTGGCCTCGGATATTCTGATCGAAGCCATTTTTCATCTTTGTTGCAATATCCGCGTCGATAGTAGTTTCACCAAAGACCGGATGATCCCACGTATCGAACGGATAAATCTGTACCCATCTTTGGTTATCTTCCAGCCAGTCTTCCTCGGCAAACTGCCGGAGCGGGCTGAGATAACTAATCAGCTCTTCGCCCATACTCTTTCTCCTTGACTCTGGCACATTAGCGTATAATGCTCGCATCTGTGCAAGTGCCGAATCCCTAGTAGCATGACAAGCTACTTTCCTCCCCGTCTGTTGATTGAATACTCCCCAGGGTTTATCTGCTGGACATTGATCTGATTTCTTTGCTACCCAAGGCATTTCTTTTGTACTCTTTAGCTTCTTGAATCCAACCGAGAAGTTCGGAGATATGGGATCGAAGTAAAGTAAACCAGGATCATACATTACGGCCCGTCATCGTATGGCGGTGGCCCCGGTACTGCACCAGGGTAGTTATAGACAATAGGTGGTGAATCCCTACGTGATCCAGTCAAGAAATCCTTTTCGGGATCATCGGTACGTGGAGTAGGTGGATTACCCGTACCAGGCTCAGAATGCTCTTGCCATTGATGTTCAAAGAATATCAGCAGCCAGATCATGTCGGGTTATTACCCTTTCCCATATTGCCTGTTCGTTCACCCTTCGCATTGGTATTACCTTCCAATGCAGGTTTACCACCATTAGCACCTGGTTGCTGGAGTTGCTTAGTTACTATCTCCCTGATTTGAGCAGGCTCGATTTCTGGCCGAGGCTCAACTTTCTTAGGAGCATCGAATATCTCTCGTGCCCATTGTTCAAGCGGCATATCAGGCGATATGACAGCTTCCTGTACGAGTTGCGACAATGCAGAAGCGAACTGCTGCAAGTCTCTTGTTTCACCAAGGTTCCTGACTTTGAGTAGTGGGTATCTATCCGTATCGAAATTGTACGCCATCAGAGGCGGGATTAGCTCAAGATTAAACGTATCGCAGATCAGGTCTGCAATAGCACGGTTAGACTTCATAAAGATATCTTGCTGAGTTGCAGATGAAGCCCGACCACCACCGCCGCCTGTTTCAGATACACCCAACATAAGGAACTCTACAAGAACGTTGAGCATAATCATTGCGTTATGGTGGTCGATTGATTTGATAACATCAACCGTATGACCTTTAAGCTCTAGGAAGTCGAACTCCCAACCAGGCGGCGAAACAATACCCGCTTTTTCGTTAGTTCGTAGGTTCTGAACCAACTCCAACGCCGCGTCCCTATCTGATTTTCTATAACCAGGTGGGAGTATAGCTCTCGGCACACCGATCCCGTGGCGCTCCTTTTGAATTGCGTCGATCTTGTAAAGGTGATTCTTGTAGTACCAATGTGGATATGCCGAACGTAGAATCGACTTCCCGCCATAGATATCAGCACCATCTTCGTCGAAGTTGAAGATCAGTAGTTTCTCAGCAGGGATCGTTACTTTCTCTACATCAAGATTCGCGCGAATGGCGTTATATTCTACAGCCTGGATCTCACCATAATTATCAAACAATATTCGGTTGATAGAACGGGCAGGTCGTGGCCCCAATTTCTGAAGCATAGTATAGTTCTTGCGATTAGCTCCAGCACGAGTCGGTGCCCATTCTCGTGTCTCATATACAGCCTCAAGCATGGAGATACCATAGTCCATGAACTTGAGGATATGAGAAAGCGTCTTGATGCGACCATTAGTGGGTGCCGACATCAAATTAAATGAGACGAATTCAGCCTGGTCGAGACAATCTTGCGATTGGTCGTAAGGCTCAACATAAAAATCGGCACCCATAATGGTCGATTTGACCGCACGTAAACTAGCCCGACAAGATGCATCGAACGTGCCCATAATGTAGTACGTGCGGAGTTCCTGATATTTGCCTGCTAGATCGGGAACAATGTCCCGAATCGGCATAACACCAGCGGAGCCTAGCTCTACTACCGCATTGTCCGGCTGAGGTGTATGTCCCGTAGCCGTATAAGGCGGATTTGTTACCTTCTTACGTGGATTGAGTCTATCAAGCAATGATGCCACTTAGATTCGCTCTCCGCAATGAGGACAGTGGGTGATTCCTTGCGGATGCCTACCATACCAAAGTTCTAGGTTCTCAACTCGATTATCGTCTCTAATGCCGTTCTTATGATGAACAGTCTCTTTCTCCATTAAAGGACGACCAAGATGTTGCTCCATTACTAGTCGATGTTCTCTGATAGTGAAAACCTGACCTTGCCACGTCGCATTCCAAAGAACATAACCATTGCCTATACATCTACTCCACTTAGGCGGTTGTCCTCTTTGAAGCATCCCCCTACCTGTGCGGGAACCAAGTTCTATAGATTCTAGCAATTCATCAACATTAGTGTCGATGAATGAGGTATCAGTTGTCTCCATAGAATCCCACGTCGCTTCCTAGTGTAATTGATTTCTCCAGACGGAAGAATGTGTCAGCTTCCCGCGCAAGGACGGCAGAATCATACACATCATCCAGACGCGATCCAAGCCCGAGGATAAAATAGTCGCCTATGAAATAACGCAAAGCATCAGGCCCATGGTCGTCATAGTCTACCTGGCCTTCTTTCACTGGCCTACCCTCTTTTTCAGCAGGACGACGTAGAGCCAGCATTTGCCTGATAAGCTCAGAACATGATCTATCAATATACAGTTGAGGCTTACCATCTGGCTGAATCTTCAGCTTACGCTTAACCGCTTCAATGCCATTGATCCAAGGTACCTTCTCAGAAATAACATATCCCAAGACAAGAGCAATAGTCGCAGCCTCGTCAGCACCAGCAGGATCACCATACATAGCATCAACATGGAAATCTTCTGGATTATCGCGACTTTTCAATATATGAGCATGATCCCATGTAGTCAGAAACCGCATCTGATATTCCCGCCATACATACACATTATCGGATGGGTCAACCATGATATCGAGACATACGAAGGGAGCGTTGAATCCGTAGTCAAATACCCAATAGTTCTTCCAACCAGATATATATTCAATATCGGTGACATGAATGCGCTCGTCGAACTCGTCATATATCTGTCCTTCAAACGTCGTAAACTCGGCACAATATTCCTGCGCCCAGTATTGAGGAGATGCAAGCTTCTTCACATTCTGCAATTCGGGATCATCGAGGCCCAATGGGAATCTAGCACTATTAAGCCATGTAGGAAATCGCCATGACTCATATAGACCGCGCATTTCTTTGTCCCGCCCAAGTCTCCACAGGCCGTAATACCAGTTATAACCTTTAGGTGTAGAAGGGAAGATAGCCCAACCTTTGCGATCAGTTAACGCAGGCTGGATATACTGCTGCCAAGTATCCATGTTATGCTGAGCAGCCTCAGACATAATGACACCATCAAGACCTTCACCGAGCAGCGAGTCAGGGTTGGTGGCAGACACAACCTCAACAACGGAGTTCCAGGGAAACGTAATCTTCATAATACCCTGGTTGACGTTGTTGGATATCTTCAATTGTGGGCCTAGCTTGAGCTTGCGAACGAAGATATCATGGATTACTCGAAACTCCTTCTCACCTAGTCTATACGTAGGCCCGCAAATCCACCAGTAGGTATCGGGCTGCAAACACGCAAAGGCCATTTCGACACCGGCAGCTTTAGACTTACCCCATCTACGACCGCAACAAGGAATACGATGCTTAGCGGTGGAATTGTGGAAATCCCACTGACCTTGGGAATGGGGCTCATACTCGATCCTCTCGAAGAACAGTTCCTTGCTAAGTTCGATACTACTCACGGAACCCGGCGCATAATATAAATACCCAGGCAGATCATCAGGAAGATAATGAGAAAATCAATCCAATGGAGGACTACAGTAACGGCGAGCATCAGATAACCTCCACATTATACGGCCCGAGAACAGGAACTTCGGGCAAAAGCTGGAACTGAATGAACAATTCATAACGATCTTTCGCCATATTGGTCGTATCAACCAGGCAATAAGCGGTCATACCGGCAGGAGTGGTCAGATCACACGCTTGTTTGCCTGGAGGGAGAGGAGTATCGGAATCATCGCTTTCCTTAGTTAGCCAGAATACCGGAGAAGTTCCGGCAAGGTCGGTTAGATTCCCTAGCCTATCCTTCACATCAACTGGCACATGCTCTTTGGTAGGCTTAGTCAGCTCTACTTGGATTCCGGGCATTTGACCACCACCTTCTGAAGATTATTGAAGCACTATATCGCTTCTCGTGCGGACGGCCGAACCATTTACGATAAGCAAATGAGGCATTCCATCTAAGCACCCCCAACTCAGCAAACAGATCATACATCTTGAGGGCTTCAACAACCATGCCCGGAATCAGATGCAGAGGTACCGTCGCATCATCTACTCTAGTATAGACTTCAACTACGCTTGGCTCCAACTCTAGGATTACGATACCAACCGAATCACCCGAGAAGATAGTAGTGGAGCTAGGTGAAAGAGCCAGTCGCTCCGTAGCTCTATCTACATATGCTGCATAATCCGCACTATCCGGAACTAGACTTAGATACTTTGTCGCCGCGTCAATAGTCGGCGGAGCCTGTTCATATGCACTTGGCAGGAAATAGAGATTTCCTGTAGCCGAATCTTGAGATGCTTCAACATCAGATGAACTAGGAACGAGGGCTAAAGTTTCAGTCGCTGCATCAATAGATCCCGTTTGTTCAGTTACACTTCCTGTAACAATTATTTTCCCCGTATCAGAATCCAGATAACTGTCAGTATCGACAGAATTAACGGTAAATAGAAGCTTATGAAGGCCAGAATCAATGGATGCCTCTATATCAGCAGCGGCAGGAGTAAGGTATAACCATAGCGTATTGGCCTCAATGTACTGTGCAAAATCAGTCGATGCGAGCGAGAAGATCAATCGAGATGTTGCTGCATCAACATACTCGGGTAGATCAATAGCCGAAGGGACAAGGATGATTTGTCCAGTACCCGCATCAACACCCGTACCCGACCCAGCTTCGGTAGCCGAAATATCAAAGAGTAGTGTTTCGGTAGCTGAGTCCATCGTCTGCGTTGTTTCAGCAGCCGCAGGCGTAAATAGAATATTTCCTGTGTCTGCATCGACCGTAGCTCCTATGTCCTGTGCCGATAGAACAAACAAAAGATCGACTAATCCGAAGTCTTGTCCCGTCCCTGTCTGAGTTTCCGACCCACTCGGAGCCAATACTAGAACCTCAGTAGAGGCATCAGCGAATTGGGCAGCTTCTACAGTAGAAGGAGTTACTATGATGATTCCAGTATCGGCATCATAAGTAGCATGTTCCTCGACCATAGACATAGAGAATACCAACTTCCCTGTGGCCGCGTCGATGAAAGCCCCGCCCTGGGTAGAACTAGGAACCAGGAGTAGAGTTTCGGTAGATGCATCAGCAGACTCACGACCTTCCGATGCAGTTGCAACCAAAAACACAAGAGCTATCGCATTTGAGTCGGAGAACTGCTGAGTATCGGTGCCTGTCGGCGAGAAAAGTAGAGATACAGACCCAGATTCCGGTATCTCATGAATATCTACAGACGAAGGTAACAGCAGAAGCGTCTCTGATCCACTATCTATAAATTGTGCCAGGTCTGTCGATGATGGAGCAAAGATCAGTACTCCAGTACCCGCATCAATAGCCGTGATCTGCTCAGATATAGACGGTGTGAATACCAAAACTGTTGTAGCAGCATCGAGTCTCGTATATGTCTCAGCAGAACTAGGCGAGAACATTACAAATCCCGTATCGCTATCAACATATCCTGCAATATCTGTCGAATCGGGAATAAGACTTAAATATCCTGTAAGGCTGTCGTCGTGTACGATGGATTCATCAGCAGTTGGGATAAGAGATAGCGGTACAGTTCCAACTTCGATACCTATTTCAACCTCAGCACCACTCGGAGTGAAGACTAGGACTTCAGTTCCACTATCTATGAACTGTGCCGTCTCAACGCTAGAAGGTACAAGAGTTAGGCTCTCTGTATCTGCGTCCGTTGTTGCATAAGCTTCGCTGGATGAACCTGTAAGGAAGAGAGCTATTACATCGGAATCGGTATAGATTATTGGAGCTACAGGAGCCTGATATGCTGGTACGGTATTACCAGGCATTGCATTAACGATACCTTCAATAGCCGTGAATGGCGGTATTACTGGCGCGGTACGCCGAACGGAAGGCCAGCCCGGTATAATATTCTCAGGCTCGGATAGAATAATACCAATACGAGCAGTAAATTGCGCTGTTCGTATCTGTGCTTCTCCACCCGACGGCACCATACGAAGAGGAACAGCAATAGCATCTACAAGATTGGCAAATGTTACGCTGCTTGGGGTTAAGCTAACTCGCTCAGTAGCACTATCTACGGTGGCAGCTACGTCCGCTGCACTAGGGGTAAAAGCTAGTACCGCGGTATTAGCCTCAATGTCCGCCGCAATATCCGTACTAGAACCGCTCAAATCGAGGTACTCGGTACCAGTATCATTGCTTAAAGCTACTTCGGTGCTTGATCCCGTCAAATCGAAGTAAACTGTACCCGTATCTGGGCCAAACTGAAACGCAGGGACAATATTTTGCCCGAGAGAAAGATTAGTACCGAGTAGAGAAGTGAACGGCACTAGCTAACTCACCAAGAACGGCCAAACTGTCATGCGTCGCCGTGTCCAAGTACCAGTACCAGCATTGAGTTTATATTGCATCTTAAGCAAATCATTCACCGCGCACGTTTGAAGCGTCGGCCCACCAACCAATGATTGAAGATCGGTAGTCGTCGCCGTTGAAGCACGGGCCGATGCATCATCAACGGTTGCGGCCGAAGCAACTTTAAGTCCAACAAACACTTCAGTACCACCAGCGTTGTTACACGCACCGGCAGCAGCACATTGGACGAGATATTGTCCTGCACGGGGAACCGTAAAGCTTGGCCCTACTGTAGCGAGATCAGTATACGTCGTTGAATTCGACGTCTGTGATGTTTCAACACTAACAACAGCCGGTGGCCCACCTATGAATACCCATTTATACGAACCCGTAATAGATGCTGTGTAGCGAAAATGCCAAGCATAAGTTGGCGCCGTTGTCGAATCTACCAAGATATATTCATCACCATCACTCGGAGACGATGGTAATGAAGTTCCAACTGGAATAACACCTGCACCCTGCGCAAATACACCTAAGGCGCCCGCAGTTATCAGATGTGTCACCTGTGCGCCGTTGGGATGAGCGATAGCTGCTGTGCCCTCAAGACCTCTGGTTATATTAGATAGCACATCTGCGGCTCGTGATACGACTAACATTATTTCAGACTCTACTAGGATACGGAAATTACCTGTAGCTGGGAAAGCTGCGCCCTGTCCTGACTGTAGCGTCAGCGAGGTATCACTGCTAGCCATGCCAGCGTTCAAGTTACCAATGGCGTTATTTGCAAATGTCTCACGTTGAGTCGAACTATCCGACGTGTACGTCGCATAAACTGAACCACCGTGAGAATGCGTATTATTGTCAGTCCAGGGGTTCTTTGGATTACCACTGGAACTATAAGTATCGGCTTCCCAATAACCTGAGCTAGCAACGGTATCGTAAGCCAACGAAGAACCGTTGTTATTGGTACCGGCCCAGATAGTCAAATGGTAAGTACCCGCGGTTAAGTGCGGGTTACTGGCAAATGTGAAATCGACCCAGGCAGCAGCCGCACTAACTCCGATGATTACCTCATTAGATACAGCTACAAGAGTATTAGGCTTGCCGCTACCGTTATCGGTATAAATAGCAAAGCGAACATTCTGCGGGCCTGCCGACTCACCCCTGATATACCCCGTTATCTTTGTAACGGTACCAGATTCACCTAGCGTATATTTATACGATTCAGTAAAACTAGCTCCATTGCCATTCCAACTAGCACCGACTGTAGTTTTACCAAAGGTAGGCATTTAGCTCACCCTAACAGGAGTTACACTTATCCAACGCTGTGAGAATCTACCAGTCTGACCCGAGGTACTCGCCTGTCTATACTTCGCTACTAGAGCAGTAGACGCAGAAGTAAGTGTTTTCTCACGTCGCCGCATACACGACACTTGGTTTGGGCCACCAGCACCCGGTACGTCTGGTACGCCGGAACAAGAATCTGCATCAACAGCGCCCGTAGCCCCAATATCGTAACTCATCGTGGCACCAATATTGTGGGCATCTGCAACATTCGTATTAGCAGTAAAGCCATGTTCTACTACATAAATACCGGCACGAGGGGGTGTAACTGATGGCCCAGCTGTAGTGAGTGCAGCATATGTAGCAGAATTCGAAGTTTCCAGTGTAGTTACCTCATTATATAGTGGCGATCCATAAACGCATACCCATTTATATGCATCAGTAATAGACGCTGTATATCTGAATCGCCAGGCATAGGTAGGAGCAGTCGTCGAATCCACCAAGATATATTCCTGTCCATCATAAGGCGAGGCGGGCAAAGACGTGCCAATACCTATAGTCTGAACAAAGGTATTCAATGCAGCAGCCGTTAATATCTGGGTAACTTGAGCATTGATCGAATGTGCCACTGCTGCCGTACCTTCGGCTGCTCTTGTAAGGCTAGATAGAGTATCTCCTGAAATGGCGCCTACGATAATGATTTCTTGGTCAATCAGGATACGGAACTGAGGCCCACTTGGAAAGGTCGCGCCTTGGCCTGACTGTAGCGTAAGGCTAGTATCGCCAGAGGCCATAGCTGCGTTTAGATAGCCTACTGCACTATTTGCGAATGTTTCAGGCATTATGTTTTAATGATATGGTTCACGACAAGATATGATGGTGCATCCGCTGGCCCACCACCCGAAGTATTTGTACTAATATTGACAGTTATAGTTACCGTATGGCTATGTCCACCTGCCGCAGCATGCTGGTGATCTCCCACCGAGTCAGTATTACCATAGTAGTTGTTGATAAGATAACGGCTCGATCCACCACTACCCAAAGGTGTGGTACTTCCAGTAGTAGTAGCAATAAATGTACCACCGCCAACGCTATGACTATGACCTCCAGCAGCCGCGTGTTGGTGATCGCCAACTGAGGATGTAGTAGCGGAAGGACTAGTTGAAGTCGATACACCATGATGATGAGATGCATGGCGCGAACCAACAGCTACACCATCATTCGCACCTAATGCTAACCCCGAACGGGCACCATACAAAGCCCTGCCTTGCCCATCAGGTAAGTTAAATGTTGTAGATCCATCGCCAGGGCCGTACGTATTTCCGATAACTGCATATAAGGCTGCATATGTTGTACGACTAACAGCAGAACCATCACAAAGCAGCCAACCTGCCGGTACCGCACTTGATGGCCCTGCAAATGGTGTTATCATACCTGCTGGTAGAGCCTGTAAGAATAGACCTAATGCACCTGCGGTAACAACATGAGCTACTTGCGTAGCAGCAGCATGTGAGGCAGCGGTTGTACCTTCAACACCTCTCGTTATGCTAGACAGAGTATCACCTGAGATAGCTCCAACTAGCATTAGTTCGGATTCTATCAGTATCCTGAAGTTACCAGAGGTAGGAAAGAGCGTGCCTTGACCCGTATTTAGGGTCAACGACGTATCCGTAGGCCCTATAGATGCGCTCAAAGCGCCTATCGCATTATTGGAAAACGTCTCAGGCATTAGATGATATAAATATCAAACGGGCCTTCTCTTGGATTCTCCGGGCCTAGCGTCCAGTAGACATAGAGATTGTAGTGACTACCTATGACATACCCAGCGAGTGTAGTATCTACAAGACACTGGAGTAACATACCGCTTCCACCGATCACACACGCCACAGCGGATTGGATAGCTCCGCCTGTATCTGGGAATACGTCGAATTGGGGAGTTGTACCGCTAAGGGTTGTGACAGCTCCCGTCTCATCTACGACCTGCAAATCGACGTACTCTTTGGTACCTTTTGCAAGTCTTACGGCTGTTACCGTAGTTATTAGCGCCATAGCATTCCTTTACGGACAGGAGTTGTCGAAGGTTTCATCGCCTATACAGTAAACATTCCAACGCTTCTCGTATACATCAACGTCCCAACGGCCCATAGATGCAGGTATCTGCCATCGCTTGTCGAGGCTAAAATCGTATAACGGAGTTGCATGGTTGAAACATTCGTGTGACAGCGGAGTAAGATTCAGCCGAATAGTACCAGCATCGTCATATTCGATAGCAAATACTTCTTCTTCGGTAATAGGTTGTAGATCAAGATAGATCGTACCACCCTCAACGGGGAAGTATTGCGGTGCTTCTACTCCACTCGGAGTGAATTTAAGAGCGGCAGTACCAGCCTCATTGATAAGCTGACTGTCTATGCCAGAAGGTCTGAACGCAAAGTTCAGTGTGCCAAACTCTGAGTTCAGACCTTCATAAGCAGCACCAGGAGTTAGCGCCAGGTTTAATGTACCAAGCGAGCCAATACCCGCTGCCTCAACTCCTGAAACAGTAAAGGCTAGCTTGACAGTTCCAGAGTCACCAGCCGACGGTAGAAGTTGCTCAATATGTCTACTGCGAAGAGCCATTACTTAAATTCACAAACTTCCCAATCGAAAGCTCGACCCGTCCCGACAGTTTGCTTCAAGGTAAACCTAATTGCACCACTATCAGTTAGTCCCGTTGATGCAGGTATCACAACTTTGCCGGCATCATCTGTTGATACATCATTTACAGTGAACCGTTCGTAATAAATGACACGTCGAGTACCGCCGGTCTTGAACATCTTATAACAGCGAATCTCGACAATATCACCAGATGCTAAATTTGCCGGATCAAAGCCAAACTGATAGCTCGCAGCTTCAGAAGAATCAAACAGTGTATGCTCAGTACCAATCGTTGCGGTCTGAGTGCCATAAGATCCGACTACCATTTAATATCCTGACGCAGTAGAAGTAAACCCGAACAAAGGCAAGAACAATTCGCCTCCCGACAATGCCGCTGGAGTTAGCGTAGTAGGCAATCCAGAAGCCAAGCCTGTCTCTTGCAGAATGCCAGTGAGTCTGTAGGCTGTTACGAACGCCTGGGTGTATCTGAAATAGGTACCTGTGGTCAAGCTCGCCCACATAGTCATGAAATATGACCCTGGGTCTAGGATAAGAGACGCATTTGCGTATTGGAGAACAGATGCGCCAGCTTGTGCAGTTGATCCAGCAGATGCAAGTTTCGTTCCATTAAGCGTATAAATCCCTACATCCCAGTTCCCAGCCTGTGCGCCGCTTCCATTACATACAAACATTCGGTTAACTGGATATCTAAACGGAAGAGTGAACGGAATGTAATAAGCCTTCTGCGCTACAGGCCAAACACCGCTTCCGAGAAATACGTTTGATCCGAGATCACCAAGAATCTCTTGCAGGATCGTATACCTGCTAAAAGAATTGATGAATAGTGGTGGAACTCTTCTTTTTGGAACGTCCATTACAAAGTGGTTAGAAGTTGCCAGGTTATATCGGGAGCATAAGCAGAAGACGGATTAGCAAACGTAGCCGTCGCAGGCAATCCGAAGGAGCCAGTTACTTCCTCTTGCACTCCATTGGCATTAAGCCAAATAGCCAATGGGTTAGCGCGCCTAACAATACCTGTTGCATTATCGAAGGTCATCGCCGAATAATACCTACCCGGATTGAACAGAGTATCTGTCATATCCCAAGTCTGAAGAACATTCACTCCCGACTGTGCTGTTGAACCCGAGTTGATAAGTCTATGTCCAAATTCGTCGTACAAACCGATATCTAAGTTACCAGATACAGTTGCGCCGTTGCACCAAGTAGCCTTTACGAGCGTTACTGGCTTCGATATAAAGAACGGTACGTAGATGACCTTATTTGCGGTGGGCCATGCGGCATTACCAACACCCGCATTCGGTACCAACACCCAATCACAAAGAGGACACTCCGGACTGAAGATATTAATTACACTCTTTACGTCCGAATATTCGAGCGGTATGTCACCCATTAGTCAATCGTCCATAGCCATAGGATGAACAGCCCTATTACGAACCAGGTAAAGAGCACTAACAAGTAGCCGACCTCTTTATGCCTATATCTCGTATCCGAACCATAAAATTTCCGCTGAGAGATAGCTATAAGTGTCAGCATCAGGGTTTCGATGAAGCGTAGTTCAATAGTAAGCCCCGGATGATCCTGTATCTTGGGTGGTGTTGCGCTTCTGCGGCGTGTTACCAGGCTCTTGGGTAGGGAGCCTCTTTTTGGGGAAAGCAGACCTTGGGACAGAGCCGGGGCTTGTGTAAGTTAATTTAACCCGCCTTTAGGGTAGCAGTTACCTTTTCCGTATCACCGTTTGCAAAGGTACGTGTAGCTGCGGTATCACCCGCAAAGTACGGATTGCCTGCATTAAGCGAGGTACCATCGCTAAGTACCCAACTGTTCGCTCCGTTAGGTGATGGCGCACCACTAAACGCACCAAATGTTACCTGGCTAGCAGTAGTAGACTGTCCTCCAGTCGAGAACGTGTTATCAAAGGACGAGGCACCCCATCCGCCCGCACCAATAGATCGAGTAATCGCTTGTCGCGCGTAACCCGCTGCGGTGGTAGAGCCGATCTCGTTAATGTTAGACCCTGATACCGTGGCACTCCATACGCTATTCCGTGCCATGTTCGCACCCGAACCAACGTTATTAGTAGCAAGCCCCATTTCCCAACCACCACCAGGAGGCGTAATGGTCGCACTTGCACCCATAACGAAGTCCGTCACTAGCTGTGACAATCTCTGGAAGGCAATAACGGCCATTACTCTGCACCACCTTCGCTGAGAAAGCCCAAGTCGTATTCACTATCTTCTTGCATCTTGTACATACTGTCATGCGTACCAGCATCCGGAACAGCGGCATCCGTATAAAGCAACAAAGCCTGTACCAATTTCGGTACGTGTACCAGTCCCTCCATCTGATTGGCCTCAACTGCCTCGTCAAACGCCTTTTTCACGTCTTCTGTTGAGGCAACCCCATCGAGCATGTAATTCCCCGGATGCTCCTTATAAACCAGCACTTTCTTAATCCGTTCGGCAGGCCAAGTAGTAACCGTCATACCAACTTCCGGTTTTTCTACAGAGGCAGCAGGAGTTCCAGGTTCTCCCCTAAGTGCTCTATCATTATGCTCTTTCAGCGCAGTTTGAGCCTCCGCATCCGAACCGTAAAAAGCGACAGATTTCGTTCCCGTTTCGTAGATAATCTCATAATATGGCAAATCATCCCTCCTTTTCCGCCAGTATTAGTTTGCATTGTTCTTCCAACTCTTTAACCTCCGCAGGTGGCAAATACCGTATGCCATCTTCCACCATTAAAACTGCCCCACAGGGTGGTTTGTTAACAGCAATCAATTCCCAGGTACGGGTATCAACTTGTAGCGTCATCTGTCGGTGCCCTCGGTGCTTCCAACAACGCCATACTTGTAGCTTCGTCTTGTACTAGCTGACTCAGTGGTACTATCCCAAAAGGCGCCAGTCGTTTTGAAGCTTCCGGCGTCATATACAACCCGCTGCCTCGTAGCATTTCGTGTTCGCCCTGCGTATGGTTCTTTGTCGCATGGTTGACTGCCCATGCTTTCCTCTTTTCCTCCGCCATATACGCTATCTTCGAATTCGCCGGAGTGTGGCCTACAGGTACTACTCTGTCCAATGCCGATTGGAAAAGCTCTCCACAGAGCCTACAGTATTGGTACGGGTATTGTGGATCAAACTCGAAGTTAACCAAAGAGTACCGACCAAATAGCGCACCGTGTAGAATCAACTGGCCTTGGTTCACTTTTTCAAACTGTTGAACAGAGCAGTTACCATATCCTGATCTTCCTTATCGGACAAGCTTTGTGCAAGATTGATAATCACTTTAGCCGCGGCGAGTTCTGTAGTTTCTTTTTCTGCTCCTGTCGCCAGTTGCACGACTTTTCCTAGTGCAGTATCCAAGTGTGCAACAGCGAATTCTCTGATGGCCCTTTTGATCTCTTCTACTGAGGCATCAGGTGAAGGCAGTTTATTTAGAAGCTCTAGGAGCTGATCTTGTTTGTTAACTAGATCACTTAGAGTTAGATCATCTACATCTTTGAAACTTTCTGACATGGGCTGTTCCCCTTTCGGTTGAGGGTATGATACACATAGCCCAGATTGCTTACTAGAGAGGAAAAGTGGTATAGACCACTTTTATTCGGAATGCTCCAGCTACATTAACCAACAGTCGAATCTTGGGGGTTGAATTACGCATAGAATGCTTTAGAGTACGAGTTAGGTCAGTTAGGTCGGCTGGGCGTCCGGTAGGAGTCGGCGCAGCTAGGAGCCACTGACAAAGCTAGACACAACCTAATTTGGGCTAGTTGAACGAGCGTGTGCGCCCATGCATGACACCGAAAGGACTGTTATGCCTGAAAACACACAGTCGTTTGAAGACGTGCTCGTCTCACTCGGCATGTCGTCCAAGGAATCCGACCCGCGCATGAAAGACCTGGGTAAGCGCATCATGACCCAGCTTCGCGGAGAGGTGGATCGCGTAGTGGTTGCTTGCTACGCGGCGGATCGACTCGACGAGAACATGACTGCACTCGCCCTCGCTGGTGATACCGATGGTACGCTAGTGTTCGCCGACGTCATCGACGTGCCCGACGCTACCATCAGTCGCATCAGGAGCGCCTGCTACAGCAACGCTGTGCAGAACAAGCGAATCAAGAACGTCTCGTTCATCCGCGTCAACGACCACAATGGCAATGCGTTCGCCCTCGTGGTCAAGAGGCTCAACACCAGCAACTAACCTCGCATCGGCGCATACGTTCGTTCAACTAGCTCAGATTGCTAACCGAAAGGATTGGCTATGTCCAAATCCGAAGCGGCTAGATTGGTCGATGCCTATCTGGCTGAACAGGAGAACGACGAGCTAACCGAACGGGAGCGATTGCGTCAGTGTGGTGTAGTTGACGTATCGCATCGTACCGGCAAGCGTCGTCGTGGCAATAGCGTCCTGAAGCGTCAGCCTAAGACGTATTCAGCGGCCAGCACATACATCATCCGTTGTCCGAAGACGGGTGAACAGATCGCAACAACCAAGGTGCTCATCAAAAAGAGAATCCCTGTATAGGGATTCTCTTTTTGTGCAGCATAAGGGAACAATTCGCGCTTCGCGATTTTCCTTCCGAAAGGAGGTGAAAACCCATGAAATTCATCGTCGAGATGTTTACTTCCAAGCGTGTTTGGGAAATGGTCGGCAGTAACATGACGATCGAGGAAGTGATCCAACACTTCGGAAACATGCAATACGCGCCATTTCGTCTGTACGTTATGGCGGAAAAAAGCTAATCGCGTTAACGCGGTTAGTTCCGAGGTAATAAATCTAATTAATTACCTGGGAACTAATCGTGCAACGTCGTGTCAACAGGGTATATGGATCGCTTATACGAGGTATAAGCGTTTCATTTCACCAATTTCACCTATTACACACCGTCAGAAAGTTACAGTTATCCCTCGAAACAAATAAACCAGGTACTAAATCTAATCATTTACCTGGTAATTAATGTACGTAGTAGTGTAGTATGGTGAATTTGACAATCCGGGGAAGTGATAAACATAATTAAACACTGGCCGTGTCTCAACGAGGGATTTGCGCTACTTGTCCCTCAGACTTTTGACAGATCGAGGCTTTTTACGCGGAGCTGTCAAACCCTTGACAGTTGCGCGCAACATGCTACGATCCTACACATAACGAAAGGAGGAACAATGACGCTTAAGGAAGCACTTTTGATTCAGCGTGAAAAGGCATCTCTTCGCGGCGATGTTGTTCTCGTTATGCGGATCAACAAGCTGCTTGCGAAGTTTTGCTGATAGAGGGAATGGAGAATCCGGAGGAATAAGCCAGTAAGTATGGTAGGGGCTACTGGCAAACGATAGGAGGTGATACAGATGGATGCAGCAACCATTACCTCGCTAGTCATCGTGATCGGATCTATTGTGATCGGTTTTGCACAATGGATCGCTGCGGTTTACGTTGCAGCAGAGATCGGATACTCGAAAGGTCGTAGTGGACTCTTTTGGGGTCTGATCTTCGGATGGCTCGGCGTGTTGGCAGTATACGTGCTGCCTGAAAAGTAATACTAACCCGAAAGGGTTAGTAAACCGGAAGTCAGTAAAAAGCAGCGTAGAGATAACATCGTGAGAAAAACTGTGTCGCGTTATGGCTAACCGCGAGATGGTAGAGGACATAAAAGCCATCGTCCGGAACTGCGATGCTCTGACGGCTATAAGACGCTCCGGTTTATTAACCCTTTTAGGTCATTTAATTCGGCCTTGCAATCAGGGACGGTTTGGTGTATAATCCGTTCCGCGGATCTACGGAAAGGGGATATCGCACTTATGGCACCTATTGGTGATCCTGAGAAGGTTTGGGAATTGCCTGCACCGTTGGATGTACCTAGTCCAGACGACGTGCCGGTTGAATTGCCCATTCCTGTTGAAACTCCAGAAAAGGTGGAGGTTTAGTAAGGCGCACTCAGGAAGATATTTATTATGGAAACCCCTTATTCCTGAGGGCTTTGTCCAGGCTCTCGAATAGGAATAAGAGAGGGTTAGAGTTAGGACAACTCTAACGAACCATAAATGTCTTGATATCCTGTCCAGTAGTGGTAGCTGCTGAGATAAGGGAGTGCGTCTTACTAAATCTCTACCCGGAAAGGAGGTGATTATGCTTCCAGAGTATGTTGGTAGCCAGCATGTTCGAGCGATCCGAATTTTTGGGGTCAATCGAAAGACACTTATGCTTGAATCTCTGAATGGTGAAGTTTGGGTGCCAGGTGAGATCAAGCAAAGTGTTTGTGGACATGCAAAGCACCATGGCTTTACGAAGCCAGAAGTAAAGTGCTCCTGTGGGATTTGGAGTTGCAAGTCCCGCAAGGCATTGAAGCGAACTTTTCCTCATTTGTATTACGGGGAAAGGATCGTGAGCGCACAAGTGGAGCAATGGGGTAGGGTAATCGAGCACAGAGACGGTTATCGTAGCGAGTATGCCAGAATAGTGCCAGGCACTATCCAGTTCTGGCCTCGACCCCACAAACCGAGTAACAAAAAGCTCATCAACTTTCTACGCGCAAAGTATTCTTAGAAAGGAGGTGAAACATGATCTTTGACAGCAAAGATCGTGAGGATATGAAAGTTGCGGTTTGGGCTATCGGAATCGCGGCCGATCATATCAAGTGCAGCATTTGCGGTCGTTATTGGGATACAATTGATCCCTGCTGTCTCTGCAACGTAACGTTGTGGGTTACGGGCAGAAAGAATAGCTAACCCGATAAGGGTTAGTAAGCTAGTGAGAGGAACCAGGCGATTATTGCGAGCCAACTTTCACTAGCTCACTAACTCTTAAGGAAAGGAGGTGAAAGACCTAATGAAGAAAGAAGAGGCAATTGTAGCGTTGCGTGAACTTGCAGACAAGCTTGAGAGTCTGGAGTTTACGGAGGACAGTGAAGCATGGTTTACGAATCCGTCGATTTATATCTATGGCGGAACGAAAACCGAACTTCGCATGTTTGCACGCACAATGCGAAGTGTGAAGAAGTCTGCGAGTGATTCGAGCTTTTCACTCTATACGCCTTGGCAGAATAATTGGCGCATTGAGATGTATGCTCAGAATCGTGAGCAGGTCTGCAAGAAGAAGGTCGTCGGAACTGAGGAAGTTCCGGAGCGAACTACTCCTGCATATACCAAGGAGATCGTGGAATGGGAATGCGATCCCATCCTTGGTGTAGACTGAAGGGAAAACGCACATGACAGATCAAGAGATCAAAGAGCAGATCGCTCTTTATCTTGAGCGCAAGAATCAAGTAGCGCAGAAAAACGGGAAAGAGACTCACGCACAAAGTCCAATGGAAGCAGCATTGGCAAAAGCTATCGCCAGATAGCTAGTTCATCCGGAGCATTCTTTCGGGAATGCTCCCATGAGCTAGTTATCGAAAGGAGGTGAAATGACACATAAGCTGAAGTTCAAGCAAGAGGTATCTGTACATCATCTCAAGAAGAATGATGAGTATGTGATGCATGGGTTTTACCTCGACGAAGATGAGGAGTATATCTGGATCGAAGGTACTGTCGGAGACAAGATTGGTCGCGTCATGCAGTTTCCGAAAGCTCAAGTGTTGTTTCTTGAGTACGAAGAGCGCAACAAACTACGGGATTCATACGACGAACATTGGGAAAAGTAAGTCTGATGCAGCAATCTTTCGGGATTGCTGCACTGGATTTATTGATAGAAAGGAGGTGACATGGAACCTCGTGAGTTGCATATGCTTTTGAAGAGCGTTGTGCAACCGGACGTAATGGTCGCATACGATGAATCGGAGGATGATTATATTCTCACGTTTCAGGAAGATGCAAACACCATTCGTGCAATGAGAATCGAGGTCAAGGAGGTGAAGTGAACGAAAAGCTCAAGCGGATCAATTGCGAGGTTGTTACAAACCTCGAAGTGATCTATCAGATGACTCCCGAACAGAGTTACGCGATAGAACATATCGCGATGAACTTCAAAGCAAGTAAAGTCCGCCTGTGGGGCCGGTTTTATCCGGATCAACCGGAAGATTACATTACAGGCGCATTGTTCGACCATAAGGATATGTTGATCTACGAATTTGGCGTAGATTCAACAGGACGGATATCTAGTTAGAACGGAAAGAAATTTTCCGGCACCCCTTGACTTTGGAAAGGAGGTGTGGTAAGCTTGGAAGCGCCTACGGGAGAACTGCTTTTGAAACGCACAACTCAGCACGGAGATAAAACGGAAATTCGGTTTATCCCAGGAACACCAGAAGGATCGTTTACATTTGTAATCGGTCTGTCGCAGTTTCCGTGTATCTCATGGAGTGA